GCTGACTGGCAGGGTTGCCAAGTCAATATAGCTGGGACAAACTGGGGAAATGAGGAACACAAAGCGTGATATTATTTGGCTGACGTATCTGGTCACGCTTTCAATTATCAAAACTGTGTGTATACTTATCGGAAGAAGGATGAAACTGTGTTAAAAAATATTCCCGAGTCCCCAGAGTTGGCGATACTTCCAGAACAAGTCACGGATATTTTGCAATTTGCGCGTGCTTGTTCCTTGGGTATCATCACCCCTGAGGAACTCGGGAATAAATTAGATGACTTCGAAACGTGGCTAGGCGAACATTTCTAAATCATCACCGCATCAATAGTTTCTTTTGAATCGTTTCGCAGGTCTTGACATAAGTACCGAGGGCCATCGAGTAGACGGACCAACATACCACCATCATACCTACGAGCGTGAAGAACAAGTAAATACTCTCCAACACTTTCGATACTAATCTTTGTTTGTTCTTCATCCGTGGACAGCGGCCAATCGGAGGGCTTCGTCTGCACCCGCCTTGTACACGTTCTGAAGAACGTCATCAAGGAACTGCGGGTCCAGTTCAAGTTTAAGGCTGTCGACCTTTTCCTTGGCTGTGTCCACTACTGCGTTAAATGAGACCTTATGGATGCTGTCACCAGCGCCCCAAAGAATCTCACCATTTACTTTTTTCATATTCATTCTAATACCTCACTCCAATACCGACTATTTTTATACCCCTGCAACTTGTCCCACCAGATGAATCTGGCGGAGGCCGCTGGGATACCGTACTCCTGTGAGCAGGTCTGCCACTCGTTCTCAAGCGCGAGGTAGTCAGTCCTGTTCACGTTCCTATCCCTCTTGTGGATAGACTTAAGCACACGACGATCGAGGCAAACAACGTTTGACTCTTCGTGATGTTTCATCTCCACATAGAAGCTTGACTTGGCAATCGCCAATCCTGGGACGTTGTCGGCAATCCTGTCACGGTATTGCATCAACGGCTCATTGGGATAACGCTCGAAGATGTGGGGCTTGGCTGCAAACATCTGATCAAACTTCCAGATGCTCACGGCTTTCGTTCGCCACAGTCCAGTCTTTGTTTGATACAGTTCGAACTGTAGCTTGCCAAGGTCGGACTTCCACGAGTCGCGATTCTTGATTGCGTTAAAGGCTTTCACGTTCTGCTTCCAACCGAAGTTGGCCGCGAGAATCGAGAATATCCAGAAGCGCCATTCGTCTTCACGGGACTTGGGTTTAATCTTGTCCCAGTAATTGACGTAACGGCTGACCTCTCGGGACTTCAGTCCCTCAAATACTTCACGTACCCCAGTCATAAAACAAGGGGAGTGTGACTCCGTCGGGAGACGGATGCTGTCGCACCTCGCCTCCATGCTTCGTTGCATCGTTGTTCAAGGCTTCCATCTCCTCGGAGGTATAGCCTCGGATGGAGTCATTACGGATACCCGTGATAAAGTCCACCCACGTTTCATCGATCGATAGGAACTTTTGTTCCGTTGGTTTTGTAATACAATAACAATTCATCGTGAGCTCCTTTCGTTATCTATATAGATTGAAATGTCTGACTTTAACTCTGATGGTTTAATTTTTCCATTGGCTATATCGGCTAAAATGTAATAGACATCATCCATTTCTATTAACCAATCTTCAACCATCCTTGGTGTTATTTTTTTTGTTTTACTCATAGTGTTGCTCCTGACTTGTGCTCGTGAACCATAACACTCAACAAGCCAATGACCTTGGCTTCGAAGGTATCGATGAATTCACTACTAACTCTCGACGGGGCAGACTTCGTAGGGGCAAGCCCCATTTCCATCCTCGTCTTGTTCCGCTCCTTGAACTTGGCGCTCGCCATGTCCAGAGCTGACCGCTTAACTGATGCTCGATTTATTAGACTCATACGTGCCTTTCTCCAAATATTTTAATTCTGGATATGATGTTGTCGTTCCCAGGTCTAGCCCACACAGGCCAGAACTTATCAGGAACGCAGTCCATCATTGCGTTAACCAAAAGTAAACTTAGGGTTAACGATTTAATGCTTTTTGTAATCAATTGCGAATACATTTTTATCCCAACATTTACGGCATGAACCGCATTTGTTTCCTTGCTTCGAGGATGGGCAGTTAAAGTTACCAGTCATGCTGGCACCCGATACTGTCAACCCAAGACGTTTGGCTATGCCCTCTGGGGCAGGGCCATCCATCATTAGAGCCGACAACCGAATGCATAGATTGTCTGGAACCAATCCACCTTGCTCAATGTAACTTGATACAAAGGCATACTCACGGGTCGGCAACCAAAAGAAAATGTTTGGTAGGTTGTTTGCTACCTCAACAATATTCTTTAGATGCCATACACCTTGAAGATCTCCCGAATCATGCCAGCGGAAATAAGAATTCTTACGTCCTCCGATTAGATACGAGATGGCGCTCACCCAGAGCGGGTCAGTCAGAGACTTGAAACGTTTTTCCATCGCCGCAATGACGTTTGGAAACACATAACGCCCCTTCAGTGCGTAACAAAACGCACAGATACTACCCGCAACCTTCCTCATTTTCTGCCCAATGAGGCAGTGTTTAGCTGGGGTCGAGTATGCGAACCCAGGCATTTTGGAAGGCTTAGATAGAGTGCCGACTATCTTCTCCGCCTCTTTTTTATTTTTAAACAGAGAGTCTGATTTCACGAGTGTAGATCTTCTTGTTCTCATCTTTTTGATTCCAAGGTTTCTTACCTTCGAACCGTTCCTTGCGGACCAGATTGCTGTTGCTGTCCAATCCAGTTGCCTCACACCATTCGGCAAGAAGAGTCGAAGCGTCTCCGCCTCGAAGCTTCAATGTTTCGATGATTGACGCATCGTCTTTATGCCAGCCCAAGCCATAGGGGAACTTAGTTCCCGCGATGTCACGAGCTTGCTTACCTGTATAGATGGCTTCCATTATGATCTCCTCGCTAGTTCTTCCACAATGTGTTTCGCGTATAGGCTAGCGGATTCGTCGCCTTTCGCAGGTCGCTCATCCGTTTTTGGATAAGACGTCCGTAGGTCTTCAAGTTTCTTAATCAAGTTTTCTTTAGTCATATATTTAATCTTCATAATTTCCTTTCAAGTGGGGCGGATGGGATTTGCCCACCCGCCCCGAATGATTAGCGATTCTCTACTGCGTCAAGCAACTGGCGAGCCGCGGTACGGATGGCCGTAACAAGGCTGTCATCGCTGTCAGCTTCATCGGTTTCGACATCGTCCTCTTCATAGATGTCATCTTCTGTAGAGTCATACGACTCAGCGTATGTCTTGGGTAGCGGGCCCGTGTAGTCCGCAACAACCTCGTACTTGGCAGTGCGAAGCTTCTGGAACTCGCAGTCATTGGGCACCGACACCACATCCTCGGGGTTGATCTTGACGATCACGACCCGACGATCACCACCACCGAAGTTGCTGGCGTACTCGAGCGAGCCAGCGTGGAATCCGTAAGAACATCCGTTCTCGGGATTGTCGTCCACACTGCGACGAGCGATGCTCAACACCTGGCCGACTCGGTTAGAGAACTTGCCAGTGTGGTGGTCCATATAGTCTTGGTCAACCGACTTGTAGGCCAAGAAACAGCCGTCCTCAGTGATCGGCATGTTCTTGTGCTCCAAGAATTGGTAGAGTTGAGCACGACTATTGTGGCTCGGATTGTTGTAGAGATTCTCCAAGAACCGAGTCATCGGTTCCACTGGTAGACTCTCCTGCATAAAGTTGAGGATTCGTTTGGCGATACGCTCGTCAACGATCTCACCGCGGTGATACACCGAACCGTCTTTCACCTCGACGGAGTTGCCGAGATACGCATTGAGTGCGTTGGTGATGTCCATCAATTGCTCGATGTCACCCTCCGCACGACCCTCTGCGATCGCGTTGATTACCATCTTTGCATTTGCGTGGTCACGACGGATAGTGTGAGACTTCCCGTTGATGACCGCTGTTATTGTTTCGTCAGTTATGATGTAGTTCATACTTACTGTGTCCTTTCGTTTTTATTTTGTTTTGCGAGCTGCATCTACAAGATGCACATACTCGACAGTGTGTTCGGTTGGATATTCCATTACATCTGATTGCCAGTTACTGTGGCAAAGTAATGGATACCTCGAAGCTATTGCAGTTCCCTCACCTTTCAGATCATAAGAAGGTTTAGGCAACGACGCTTTGAGTTGTTGGTATACACCTTTCTTATCATCGTTATTCGATCGGCCAAGAGCCCAAGTATTCTGTGGTTCTTCAAGCCAGACTGGCAAGTCTTTGTCTCCTTCTTCTGCGCATCCTCCAGACATCTCCAGAACCTTGTCCATAAAGATTCGGAATGGGCTGTCTGACTTGATGTCTTTGAGTAGACTAATCTTGGAATTGCCGACCCAACGACCAAGCGAGCATCGCTCAAAGAAGCATCCTTCTTTCCTAAAACGATCGCTGTTGTATACCGATCGAGAGTTGAAGAAACTCAAGACAGCATAACGATCAGCAATCTTCTGAGCCTTATCGGGATTAGCCTTGAGGAAGGCTTGTGTCCCCTGCTCGATTGCATCCTGTAATTTAGTCCAAGTTGCATCAACCTTCTTGTCGACATCAGCTTCCTTCACGCCATAGATTTGATCGCAATACCCGATTGCCTTCAAGTATTCTTTTGCCCGATACAGAGGATAATACTCCTCCATCTCGTAGTCCTTACCAGGCATTGACCACTTGAATTGGTCGAGTGTTACGTAGACTTTCTTGCCAGTCGTAGGTACTGCTGAGATTCCCCAATAGTCACTACGCTTGTCTTGGCGTTGATACTTGGCATATAAGCCAAACACATTCCCCTTGGTGTGTTTGACATTCTTGTCGTATTCAACCTCAACTCCGTCTGCGCCCACACCTTTCTGCTTCGGTGGGGGCATTGGTAGAGACGACACCTGTTGGAATGTCGTCGTTGCAAACCACGGCAGAGTCTTGTTGAGAAACTCCTTGCCACCGTTTTTGAAGTTGATGATAGTCACGGTCGCGCCAGACGGACCACCGTTCATCAACCAGTGACGAACGCGAGCTTCACCAGAGCCAGTGCCAGTATCGTTGATCATGACGAGTGTGTCCTTGTGGACAATCAGCTCGTCAACGGAGCGATCGACATTGAACCTAGCCTTGCCCCAACTACGCTTGCCTATGCTCATAGCAGTGATGCCGTGAGATCTAAGCAACTCGATTTCAGTCTGATCTTTCTTGAGAGGCGAGACACATAGAGGAATTCGATTGTCATCATACATAGCGATTCCCTTCCACTTCAGCTTGCCTTTCAGCTTCTTGACGATGCCCTCACGGAAACTGGAGGAACTATATCCGCCAGTGCCAGTGAATCTACGCAAGATCATGTGAGCTTGGAAGAAGTCTGGAGCCGCTTGAATATCCGCAAGCAAGGTCGACCCCATCGAGTCAATGACTGGATTGAGATGCTTGACCAAGCCTTGGATTGTCTTCTGCGAATACTGCAAGTCCTCACGAGACGGAGCGACTTGGACATCGCCAAGATCGACCCTCACGTAGACTCCAGCGTCAATCAACTGCTTGATTACTGGTGAGCCAGAGAAGTCGGACTTGAGCGGGTAAAGCACAAGACCCATCTGGAGCCAGCTTTGACCTTCACCATTGAAAGACCAGTTGGTTCCTTTGATAATGCCATCCTTGTATGTCTGAGCGGCATATGCTTTCTTCTCTTCTGGCGATAGGTTAACGATGTCAGGACGGACATCAAAGACACGATAGACTTGCATCGCAGTTTCGCGGAATCTACTAATGTCTTGTGGCCGAACTGGAATCGAGATCTCAACACCAGAGGGTTCGTTGGTCTTGGTCTCGCTTAACAGCGATGCCTTACCCACCTCACTCTCGTCGATGTGACAATTCCAGATGCGCTTGACTCCGTCTTTGTGGGGGGTAACTCCGTTGTAATCAGTTACCGTGATGGCATCTGTGTAGGCACCATACGATTTGCAACCGATACCAAGACAGCCAGTGAAGGCGTTGCTTGTCCGCTTGTCGCTACCGCCATACGAGCAGAACAACTCTTGGAACTTCTCCTTGCCAAGTCCAGGGCCGAAGTCACGAATCGTGAAGACTGGCTTCATACCAGTCGGAAGCGAGACTTGGATGGGCTTGTTGGTTTTACCATTGAGGATGTGACCCTCGCAGGCATTGGTGCCATACTCACGCACAACCGCTCTGATCGGGTCAGAGTAAGCTTTGCGTAAGATACTGGCGATGTGACCGAGGTTGGACACATCGATCTTGTAATCGATCGTGTCGGTAACCCCGCTTGATACTGGCGTGTTTCTAGATGACGTAATTATCATTGACTTTTTCCTTTCTGTTCAGTTCAACTTTCCAGATGATGGCTTCACCATTCTCGTAACAGGAAGCAATTTTCTGCGCCCGTTCGTAGTGTGTGAATAACTGGTCGTTGATTAATACATTGTCTTTGTCAAACAAAGCGTAGCCATCCCACTTTGTTATCTCGTTTGCAATCTTTACGGCCTCACTCACCTGTCGGAATCCTTCGCGCCGTAAAGTGCCACTCTTCGCTCGATACTGTTGAGGCATCGATAATGTGGTTCACTTGCTCTGGCGTCAGATACTTGAGCAGGTTGGATTTGAGCAAAGGTTTGGCAAGTCTTGCCTTATCGTGCTCATCCATCTGAACCGTGAAGTGCTGGCCTACCCAGCTTTTGATTCCTTGCTTCGCGGATTCTAGGAATAGACTCCGATACTCTTTGCGTTTCTCATTGGATAGCTTGAGCCACTCGGTCGCCCGACCGAACTCATCTACCACTTCTGATGGTATTGTTAGTTCCATATTGTGTCCTTTCATTTTGGTTTTCGTTTGTTTCCGCCCACACGGGCAGACCGACACGCCCTCATCAGGCGTGCGGGGTCTGACCATCAAGACCAAATAGCTTTGCCAACAGTGTTGCCGTTTTCGTCGCGAATGTTATATTCTTCGCGCTGATCTTCAGCAACATCAAAAGACAATTCACTCAAAATCCTGGATAACTCAAGCTCGGGGTTATCCCCGAAAGCCGCGTTGTCCGTATTGATTTCAACTTTGAATTTTGCCATACAAACCTCCTTTCTTAGTCGCTTAACTCGACAGCCCGCTCTTCCGCGATTTCGTAGGTCGCTTGATACAAAGCTTCCTGCGCAGCCTCGACAAGTTCTTTAGAAGGTTCTGGAACTTCTTCCATTCCTTCGTCTGGATAGATTGCCAAGCTATCGAACTCACATTCCGAGAACTCGCTTTGGTTGACAATCTGGCTGTCATAACCACGCGAACCCCAGAACTCATAAGAACCAATACCGATGTCTTCCTTCTCGGTATTGTGGATAGCTGTGCCAGTTACCGAATACTTCTTGCCGTCGTATTCGAACTTAACATCATCCTTCTCGACTTCGATTCTCATGCGAGTGCCGCGTCCTCGGCTAGCTGTCTCTTCTCTTCACGAAGCGCATGCATGATTACTTCCGCATCATACAACGCTTTGTTCCTGTCAGTTCGTTTGTATTTATTCCCCGTTATCTGGGATATAATCTCCATACAACGACCCGAGGTTGCTGTTCGAGTCAACATCATTCCACGATTCAAAGCTTCCAGCCCTTGCATCGCTACGAGGAACTGAATAAATGGAACTCCGTTGAGGTTTCCGTCTTTCCTGTCGATCGTCATAACTCTCTCTGTTACCTTTGCTTTTTTCTTTTTCATGATGTCTTCCTTTCGTTTAGTTTTCGTTCGTTTTCCATCTTGCCTAGCCATTCATCAATGGTGATTCTAGCCAGAATTTCTTTCTGTTCAGCTTCTGTCATATAATCTCCTTATGTAATGATTGCGCGGTCGTTCTGAATGACGATGCTACTGGCATCGCCCCATACAACTGCGAGTGGTTGCTTCTTGCGTTTTCGATCGTGTGTAGCCACACGACAGTCAAAGCCCTTGATGGGGACGCACTGGTTCTGGTAGTGGATTGTCCACCAGATATCTTTGCGTCGTTGCGTCAAAGGTTTGTTGAAGTGGTAGAAGAATCTCATAATCTTTCCCACTCTCCCCAACCAATCTCTTCGGATGTTGTTTCTGGGGAAGAACCGTCTGATACTCTCCTGAGCCAACGCCTAGCTTTTGTTTCTTGCCCTTCGTGCTTTGCAGTATCTAAGTCAACAACAAGAACATCGACTCCCCTGGGAAGTCTGTACCCATGTACGAGTCCTTGCTCGACTGTAATAAGTAATGGTTTCTTCATATATCCTCCTTTAGTCCGACGCGTAGTGGTAGATCTTCTCGTATAAAAGATCGGGATGCTCGGCGGCTAGCTCGTTGAGTTCTTCGTCCGTCATATCAGTGCCGTCTTTAAACTGACCAGCACTGAAGTAGGCGTCGGAGAAGTCTGGAGCATCTCTGCCGTCAACACCGTCAATCTCGAGGGAACCAGTGTCCACAACTTTGTGAACACGTCTTCCATCAAGCGTATGGGTTCTCTGGAGGACTATTAATCCTTCAGCCTTGTCCATCGCTTGCTGGATTACCCTGTTCTCTTTGTCTACTGCTAGCCAATGAGTCCAACTTTCCGACCTCTCCTGTTCAGTGATCTCGAAGCGATCACTCTTGTTGTCAAAGTCTGGTATGATCATATAGCTTCCTCCACTGGTTTGATTTGATATCCATATGCCCAATGCCCATTGTCCAGATCGAAAACGCAGTTCTCGATAATGGTTGTAGGCACCCAAGGCACAAGGAGTCCGTTTTCTTTTTGGCCTGGGCGAACGAGTTCAATCCTATGAACCTTCGCCTTCTCCCAGCCATCGTTGCCAAAGCTTCCGCGCCACCACACGGTGTCGCCTTGCCTAATCTCTTGAGGTGTTAGCTTGGCAGTCATCGCATCATCTCCTCGATGAACATCGGGGTATATTCGCCAACATAAGCCCAGCGGGTGTTGAAGTTGAAGTATTCTTCAGCTTCATCCCAGCTCCACTTGTTGTCGAGTTGAAGTTGGTGGATGCAGGAAAAGATTCCATACACCGCCACTTGTGCTCCGTGTTCACCATCTCGATAGGCAAGCCCAAGGAAAGCTTTGTCCAAGCCATCGGCTAGGATGATGTTTTCCTTGTGGTCTTCATCAGCGTAGATGTCGATGAACTCAAGTATCTTGAGCCTATCGAACTGGGCTTTGCTCGGCTTCTCCTGACGATGCGTATTAAGAATACGCTTGAACTCGTCTTTGGTCAGCTTCCTCTTACTAGATTTCGTTTTGGTAGCCATTGGATTCCTTTCTCATAAGGGCATCGACTTTGGCTTCGATGGCCTTGATGGTTCCGACAAACGCATCGAGTTCAGATTTCTTCAGGACTCCAGAATTGAAGTGATAATACATTTCATCACTGGCAACTCTTCCTTGGCTTGTGTATTCAAACACAGGGCCGACGTGACACACTGCTCTCCAACCTTTGGGGTCAGTGTAGTAGAACGCATAAGCTCCGCCCTCTGACAAGGTAGGAACTCTGTTTGTTCTGATGGTCACCTTCCCTTTCGGGAAGGCTGCCGTTGAGGTTCGGTCGATAGGGGTCAGCCCCAGCCTGCGCTGGAGCGTCCCCTTTTCAGCTACGACTTCTATTGGGTAACTCATTTGGTTTCCTTTCTATAGTTTTCGACTAATTGTTTGATAGGTTCGTGGTCAATGTAACTTAGGAGATCTTCAACCAATTCATGCGTCGATTGGCCGTAAAACCTCTCATATACAAACTCGCACTCTGCTTCCGTGCAAGTATCTAAGTATTTGTCAGCCTTCATTTGCTCAACTTGATCATCAGCGAACCGATGACAAGCTCCACGTAAATGATTACCGATTCGGTTGAAGGATATAATTCAAACCCGAGAGGCTTGAACTGCAAGCTTGCAACCATTACTTTTTCGAACCGATTCGAATAGAATCGATTTATAAAGAATCCGCAACGCATCCACTCCCAACCAAGCTTAACTTTGATCATTGTCGTTCTCCTCATTGTTGATTGTTTCTTCGATGTCGATTCCCTGCTCTTTCTTGCGAGCACGGAACAACCAGTCACCAGTCCACGAGCGGATAACCGCAAGCAAACGGCGGAAGGTTGGGAAACGCCACGGACGTTCCAGCTCACCCAAAGGCAAGCTGACCCAGCGGGCATCACCGACTTTTACATTCAGTTCCTTCGGCACCATCGTGTCATCGGTGTAGATGTCACCAGCCACCTCGACCACGCCAGTGTTCAAGCGGAACTTCCGCCCAAGATTGTGACCTTTCAAGATCTCAATCATTTGGGCATCAACCCATAGCTTGTCCCCAGCTTTCAAGAGAGTTCCTCCGCGGCCATCTTGAGAAGGCGGTTGATGAGAATCACGCCTGCTACAACACAGGCGGGGATTACCAGAAACGCACACACGAGTTGGATGATGATTGTCATCACCTCAAAGAACTCTGCCCAACTCACGAGACCACCTCGAAGTTTAGGCGCGTTCCAAACACGCGGTTGTTGTGGTGAAGCTTGGTCAAAGCTTCCGCACGGGTTTGGTGCACATCGCGCACCGCGTCCGCTTCGGTCAAGCCCTCACCAGTCCAGCCATCAATGCTGGCCATATAATAACGGCCGTTCAGACTCCCGTCCGATGACACGCCGTGTTTCACTTCAATGACTATCTTACCTTCGTTATTCAGTTTCATATTTACTGATTCTTTCTTGGTTAGTGTTACTTTTGTTTCCAGCCTATCGGCCAGACTTGTGCCCCCGTGTTAGGGGGGCACTCTGTCTATCCGCCTAGTTGTTTCCGTGCCAAAGTTTGGGTGATGGAGTCTGGCAAGCCAGCCAAATCCACAACTTAATTCGCTCGACACTCATCCGCACAGAACCCAAGCCAGCCCATGCTGTTTGGTTACCTTGTTCTTCTGATACGCTTGGTCGGGGGTCATCATAGCTTTCTTGATGATTGCCCGATGGATGTCGGTCAAGGCATACTGATACTCCAAGCCTTGGCTCCGCTTGAGCGCGATGGTAGTTCGGCTCGTGCGTCTGGCCATCTTGACGTTCCTTTCCCAGTCTTTCCTAGTCAGCCTTCGCCCATAGTGAGCTTGGACTGCATTGGTCATGACATACTTGGGGTCGATAGACCTACCTCTCATATGTCACGCCCTCCGCTTTGGGTGATGACCATCTTCCACTGACCCATCTTTGAGATGTAAGCTCTGCGACGGAACATCTGTCCCGCTGCTTCGCAGTCATCCCTGTCCACATCCATCCAGCTGGCATAGTCCAGCGAGTGAATGAACGTAGAGTCATAGAAGTTGGGCAATGGCATCTCGGATTCGAAGACATACCAATGAGTCCATGACTCGTCTGACTGAATCTTGGATACATCAAACACACGCTTGCCGACATACTCGGACATAGGGTGGTGGTTTCGTGTTCCGTCTTTTACAACCTTGCCATAGTACTCGACTCCGTTGAGTTGAATGTAAGCATCGATTGGTAGTATCACGCTCATTTGGTTACCTCTTCTTTCTTGATCAGCGAGTATTCGTAGATCAGCTCTGCCACGCGCTCGGGAGTAACACGCCCAAGAACATCGTCGTGTTCCCCCAACTTGACCAAGCCACCTTCGGGGTTGAACACGGCAACCTCCGCCGTGGTCTGCCCGTTGTCGCTGTAGTTGTAGGTCCCGAACTGGACGCTGACCTCGTATCCGTTATTGAAACGGATGAAGAAGCCTTTGTCCTGCATCTTACCAAGCTGGTCTTGGCGGACATCAAACAGGGGAGCGTCTTCGCGTTTGTTCATTTGGTTACCTCCCCGTAGCCATCGCATTCCTCGCAGTGCGAGGCCATGCCGTTAGGCCATACATTGTTCCAATCCAAGCCCGTGCCCTTGCAGACAGGGCAGGCAGTCTTGGCAGGGTCTGCACCTTCCGCTGTGCCCGCGGCGAAAGCCCCGAACTGCTCGGGGCTCCAGCGGGTCTGGCCGTCGATTTCTCTGCTCATTGTCTTGTGTCTCCTTTTGGTTATTGCGAGCGACCGCCATTGTCCAGCACATTCCTTAGTGCCGAACGCTGACCGACCCTGCGCGAAATTCGTTTGTAGTTATCAAAGCTTTCGGGACTCATCACATTGATTGCCCCGCCAGTCTTATCCAGATAGACCATCGCACCTTTGACCTTCTCTTCGGGGTGCAGGAACGCACAGCCCTTGCACTTGGAGAAGCCTAGGTTGATACGCTCGGCCTCGATAAGGTCGTCACAGATGACACACTTCATCGCCCGACCCTCCGTGCTGGCCAGAGCAGTCTGATCTTCTCGCGATACTTGTCAGCCACGCTTGGAATGGTGGAGAACCTAGCCTTGCGGACATACCGACGGATAGCCTCGGCCACCGAACCATAGGGGCAGTAAAGCTCCGACTCCTTGGGGTCACGGACTTGGCATCGGCTGTCCTGCAACCGAGTGCGGTAGTTGATAGCCTTGGGACTGGACAACGCATACTTGGCACAGCCACCGCTGACGAAGCCAAGACTCGTAGTAAGCTTGGCATCGGGCTTCTTGATATCGATGGTTACACCAGCAATCGTGAGCTTGCGGTTGGCAGGCATGTTGGCCCGCCGAGGCTGTGGGATATGGGGCTTGCGCAAGTCCATCTGCAAGTCCTCCCATCTTTCACTGCCAGACATAGGGTCGTTGACCTGCCGTGCATTGGCCTGCTTGCGTAGCAGACCGAAGTCTTGAAGGTATGTGTTACTCATTTGTTTTCTCCTTGGGTTAGGGTTGCTTCCATACTCCTTATACGCTCCGAGCTTCCCCTCCCCCTACGGGAACGACCCGATAGGTAGGGGGGATGGATGTTGGAAGGTGTACTCTCAACGATTCCTTGAATCAAAGATTCGTTGACCTGATGTACGATGTCGTATAAGCTTGACTTATGGGTAAAGCATTGGCTGTCGATTGGAAAGTCATTGAGCGAGAGTTCCTTGGAGGCAAGACTCGAAGCTTCATTGCTTCGCAGTACGGGATAAGCTTGAATACCCTTGATGCCCGTGCAAGACGGTACAAATGGGTGACAAAGAGGGACCAGATAACAGAGAAGATTGCACAGGTTAGAACAGACACGATCATACAGAACAGTGTCGATAAGCAGGCTCGATATCTGAACAGGATTGCTAATCAAGTTGACCATAGTTTGGACGTCCTCGAATCCGAGATGCCTGGAACCCGCAAGGAATTGAAAGATCATATCGAAGTCTTGGAGAAAGTTGATCGCATAGCTCGCCCTGCATTGGGCTTGGCTTCGCAGAATCAAGGAAGCAACGGGAAAACGATCGTGAATTTGGCAGTCCTTCGAAGCGATGATGCGATGAAGCAGGCCATCGACATTGCAGCTGGTTAAGCTTGGTATCATAGATTCTTAGATTCTTGGATTCTTTGAAATAAAAAGGGGAGGGGGGAGATTTCTCTCCCCCCTCCGCCTCTTGCGTTATTTACGCTTGGCTAGTACCGCCTCGATTTGTGCTTCTGTGCATCCTGCTTCCTTCATTGTCTTAATGAGGGAGGCATCCTTATTCGCAGGGGCGGTTTCCAAGATGGTACGACCAGTCTTGGGGTTGGTGTAGATGCGTTTCATCTCACGCTTGCCCGATGCGATTTCGGTGGACTCAAAGGAGAGGCGGGCTTTGCCTAGGGTGTTGAAGGCATTGACCGCTTCATCGTAGCGGGAGGCGAGTTGCACTCCCTTGGTTTCCGTCACGATGCCGAAGTCCTTTCGGGATGCGAGTCTCCCTGCTTCAGTGACCAAGGCTTCGCCGTTCCAGTTGCCGAATACCGCTTTGAGGATTCGGCCACTCTTGGCTGTGCGTTTCGCTTTGATTTCGATTGCTGATTGAGTTACGATTGATGTTTCCATTGTTATGTTTCCTTTTTGGTTTCCCCCCTCCCCCTCCCCCTTATGGGGGTTTGGGTTTGCGGGACAACCCCTATACGCACCCTACCCCCCACCCCCCTCCCAGCCAGCCCCAATATGGGTATATATACTTTAAAAATTTATTTTATTTTTCGGCGATCAGGGTAACGCCAAGTCGAGCCGCCAAATAGTCAGACGGAAAGATGTCGCGACCCTTGTTCTCGCGGTAAGCAATGTATTTGACGCCATATCGGACGGCTTCCAAAACGCAAGCTTTGCAAGGCGGATAAGTCACGGCCAAAAGGTGTGGCTCGCCAGGTCGACTGTATGCCAGGGCGTTGGTCTCGGCATGGACCATAAAGTCCCGACGGTAATCACGGTCGTGAGATTCGTTTGCTATCAGGTCAAAGCCCGGGGGATATCCGTTGTATCCAATGCCGCAGACCGATCCATCTTGTCGAAGGACTGCTGCGCCAACTCGAACAAATTGATCCTGACTTGTCTTTGCCGCGGCATCTGCCAGCCGCATGGCTAGATCAATCCACTTTGTCTTTAGCATCGGCCTTGTCTTTTTGATCTTTAAGAAAGTCCAGGTAGGGAGACTCTGTTTTGGCTTTTTCCTCTTTGAGGAAGTTTAAGTAATGGGACATGCTTCCGCGATAAGTAAAGCCCCCGTCGTGACCTAAATCAATCTTGGTATCGAGCATTATCTTATAACCATGATCGCGAAGCTTGGCGCAAAAGAAGAAATCTTCAGAAAGCATTTCCCCATTCTTAATCCCAGACTCAAATAGATTCTTAATTTCCATATTGGAGTTTGCGAATTCAACCTGGGTAACCTTTTCGGTATACGCAACTTTTTCATTAGACAAAAGATCTTCCATAGCCTTGCGGGATACCCGAAGGAATCCAGTGCCCGTGGCCTCAACTTCAATAAGTCCACGTTCATCTGGTTCTTCTTTTCCGGCTATAAGTTTCATCGTGAAGTGACAGGCTTCATGAATTTTCTTTCGATAAGTTCCGCAAACGACGTCTTCGTCATGCAAGCACAACTTGAGGAGATCTTCGGGCTCCCAAGAAATGTCGGCATCGATCCAAACAATGCTATCCCAGTCGTGTTTATCGTTTCTAAATATCTGAGCAACGATCCTATTGCGAGCCATTGTAATAAGGGAGTGGTTGCACAAAAACATAACGTGAAATTGAATCCCATACTGTTGAAATAGAACCTGAGATCGGAGAAGAGAGTTTACGTAGCTCACTGTGAGCTGACCGCCATAGGCTGGGGTAGCCACAACAATGCCCTTCGTCTCGCGAACCTTAACTTTCTTACTCATATGTGTCTCCTTTATGTTGACTCTTCTCTTTTATGGATGTCGTAATAGAAGGAATCCGTATCCTCCGTCACCCATCTGTCGGACTGATTCTCCACAGAAGGCAGCTCGGTGTCTACCTTAAATTGCTTGAGGTTCTCAGGAAGCTTCTTGGTGACCCAGTTAGAGTCTCTCCAGAAGATTCGATTATTAGGCATGCAAAGCAAATACCCGTCGTCCGCGGCGAATACGTGGCCGCATTTGTAATCGGAAGGTTCGTCCGAGTAGGGGTTGTTAAACCAGTCAACCGTAAATAGGTAGGTGCCCCACACCTTAGATCCGTCCCTCAAAACAATCTGGGCTCGGTGGTAACCGAGAAAGCTGTATTCGCTGACGGTCACGTTCTCTGAAAAACAATCCCAAAGCTGTTTATAATTAAACGGAATGTCGTCGGTAGGTTCGTCCGTGTAGATCTCAGAAATGGGAACTCGGCTTCGAAGCATCCCTGAATCGGTCATGACGTGGAAGGTGAGGATCGTCCCGGGGTAAGACTGCAAGGCAAACACGTATACGTTGTAGAACTCGTTCTTATCTGTTTCGTCTTTCGTGAAGAAGGACTTTCTGACCATCGCTTTGAAGCTGGGGATGTTTTCGTTAAGGGTAGACATTATCGGCGTTTTCTTTTTGGCTTGTACTCGTTGCTTATCCCCGCGGGGGGAACTTTCCACTTACCAAAGTTTGACATCGAACCGTAATGGAACACGGGGGCTTGGTGCGCGGATCGATAAAGATTGACCTGGAAGTTAAAGATGTAGCCGAACAGTCTGAAGGTAATTCCTGCTGATTTCATAGTTTCCTCCTGCACCAACCGCACCGTCTACGGCTTTGATGATAGATCCAATAGACAAACAACCCAAGAAAGAATCCCCATAGCATCCGCAGAGTGTCTCAAATACTTTGACTTTTGTAAAGGGTTAAATACAATCGCCCGGGTGAAAGTTCTGGTCTACACTGCAACTGATTTTAACGATGACTCGCACAAGTGTATCAATCTTTTGGCTGCGAACATGACCTTACCGGACGGCGTCGACTTCTGTGTGATATCCAACAAGTCGGGCCCGGAAGGATTTAGCCACAAAGTTATCGTAGATCCGCGGGACTACGTATACGGTGGTTTCCTCAAATACTCAAAACTTATTCCCAAAGGGTATGACTACTACTTGTTTCTGGATCCAGACATTGTTTGCTTCGGCAACCCGATGAACCTAATCGATCCGAACAAAGAATTCACTACTATATACGAGCCAAGAGAAAGTATGAGTGGCTCATGGTTTAATTACAAGCGGGCGCCAAACTCAGATAGATTAAAGTTTTTTATGCTAAAAGGGATAAATGCTGGTACATTTGGGTTCAGGCATATAAAATTTACCGGTAGCATTAGAAAGCTATTTGAGCCGCATATACAACACAACCTAATAGAAGACGCTATGTTGGAACAGACTTCCTTTAATTACGGTATGTGTCTTGCGACGGATTTTGATTTGAGCAAAAGTTACGATATATCTGATAGGTCGCAATTATTTGCTGGGTACAGTCCATTTGACTTATCCAAGCAATTATTTCATTTTTGCGGTTTCCAGAAAACAATGGCAGATAAATACGAGGAAATGGTTTCATTGGTTAAGGCGAAGTCATGAGAGCCCTTTGCTACTTGTTCTACTGGTTAGGAGACATTGCATCTAGGCTTCCTTGGTTCGGTTGGGATCCTTGGTCCTGGAAGTTCTACCAGTTCTGCATGAACAAATCTATTGATCTAGATAAAGACTGTTTGATATGGAAAAAGGGTTGACTTCATAAAATGAATTCATAGAGTAATGAGATGGCTGACAACTTTTCAGTAAGCGTAGGAACTGTAGATCGGGTTTTAGCGGCTCAAATCAGACGTGTATTTGACGACACGATTATCAACGACATGAGGCCGCAGGATATTGGAGCGGCTCCTATTGGTGCCGGATCCATAGCATTGATCTTGCCGCAATATAAACCTTCGAACCCGGTCGGTGTCTTCTGTCCTGGTGCGGACGGTAGCACCACGGGGCCAGTAGCTGGAGACCGGAGATTCTCATTAATCTATCTCCCGGCAATTGGAAGCTTAAACAAATTCGCGTTTAAAACCGCATCGACTGCGCCGTCTTCTTCTCATAATGTACAATTAGCTCTCTGGGCAGTGGGTGCGGATGGAAAGCCAGCTGATTTTCTTGGTGAAGCTCTGACGACTACTGGTACATTGGCGAATACTGTAATCGAAACTGCGTTGGCTTCAAATATTGATGTTGGTCCTGGCTTCTACTATATGTCGTTTACAAGCGCAACTTCGATGGTTTCTGGAAATATTACATCTCTCAATGCCACCGTTGACGGAATTTATGGGAGTATTTTTGGAAAATCGGAGCCAGCCGCAAGGCCAAATATTCTCAGATATACTACCGCGACATCATACGATCAAAAGACTCATGAAACCTTTGTCGAGGCACACGTGAATCTGGTTAACATGACTGTTGAATACGCCTAACCAAAGTCTTTTAAAACCCGGTTAAACGGTCTAGGGCCAGTTCAGCAATGGACTGGCCCTTGTTTTATCCCCAAAGGGCTACAGTTAGGGTGGGGGTGTCGCCCAGGGTGGGGGGTCAAAAATAGGTACCCCCACCCAAATTTTGAACCTTGGGTCCTTGTGTAAGTATATGTTTATTATTAATATATATAAATATAAAGAAAGAGAGGGTGGGGGTGGTCCCACTGGGTGGGGGTATCCCAACTCGTTCCGGTTGTTTGCACACACACGCCGCACACACAAAGCTGTAGGAACAACGAGTTCAAAACCACCCCTACACCCCCCACCCTACCACCCTAGAAGCTATGAATCCTTGACACACAAACACATAGATCAATTGCACCACTGTTTCATACCCCCACCCTATCACTGTATCAAGGACTTACAAAACGTACATGTACCTTACGTAAGTCTCTTTGCTGAAAGCAGAAGTGCTTCCACCTCTATATCAATTACTTGGAGATCTTAATAGCAAAGGATACCATACCATCAGCTCCAAAAGCATGAATGGTTTGGTTGTATTCCTGACAGAACTCGTCGATAGCCTTCTTTACGCCAAAAACATAGTGATTTAGGGCTTTGGCCAGGTTGATAGCGTAGTCGTGACCCATAAGCCATCCCCCGTCTTTTAAGAGCCTATAGGACGCAATTATGTCCTTTTTGCATCCTTGGTATTCGTGATCACCATCTAGGTAGATCATGTCCAGTGAATCAGGCTCTAAAGTACCTAGCAACGTAGAGCTATCCCCCTTCAAAATGGTTACCGTTGGATTTAACTTAGCATATTCCATAAGGCTGCTGTAAGCCCTATCTAGATCATGGATCTTGCCGTTGTTTCCATCCCGGTCGCCCGAGAAGCATTGTCCCTCGAATCGGTCGATCATGTAGATCCTGGAAGGATTGAGGATCTCGATTAGTTCCTTTGAAAACTCTCCGTTGAGGACTCCGACCTCCGCGATCACTCCACCCGATCTAACCAGGTTTCTAACCAGTTCGGTTCTAGTATCAAATTTCATGTTAAGGACTTTTAGTTATAGATACTTCAACTGTTTGGAACTGTGCATTTCTAATAATGTCTGCGCTTGCCATAGTACCAGGCTGCAATGCTCGTATAACCCTTATCATGTCGCGTTGTGATGTAATAGGGGTATCGGCCAGCATAAACACAATATCGCCTACATTAAGCCCACAGGAGCGTACAACACGGGTTATTTGAAGCCCTTGATCGCACCCTGGCTGGTTATACCCAGTTGTCACAGGTTTACCTATTACCCCCAGGAACCCATCCACCTTTTGGTGAGTTTCTTCGGCTTCCAGGAATTCCACTATATCAGCCGCCGATAAGCAGTATGCAAACTCAGGAGCAGGATCCTTAGTCTTTAGCTCCCCGGCAGGAGACATGTCGATTGTCCCTAAAGTCATACCGATAACTTCTCCCTTAAAATTGATTAGCGGTCCGCCCGAATTACCCTTCCGCACCAGAACGTCGGAATATAGGAACCGCTCTCCAGACTTCTTGCCGGAGGCTGAAACAATCCCCGCGGAGATAGAGCGTGTAAATCCCAAAGAATTGCCGATGGCGTAAACAGGCGTTCCAGGTTTTGCGGGGAAAGCTGTCTCAAATTTAACGGGTGGCAAGTTGATTGCTTTTTCAAAATCATTCTTGACCTTGATAAGAGCTATATCCAGCAGGGTGTCTTTTCGTACCACATCCCCTTCAAAAGCAACCGTGTCGTCTCCGTCGTCGCAAAGCACACTTACTTCGTTTGATTTATCCACAATGTGAGCCGCGGTTATGACACCACCCTCTACGGCAAATCCCGTCCCGCGGAATGTCCCGTTAGGGGTAATAACCTGAATGCGAACTACCGACGGGAGGACTTGGTTTTCCGCTTTGGAAAGCGGCGAAATAACGACCGAAAGTACGAAAAACATTCGTACCAAACCACGGCTAAGAATATACATATTGCACCTCCAAGCAACGCGGCTACCGCTCCGAGAAACGTCTTAAGCAATGTGTCTTGCATTTTTTTCTTTCTCGTTTTTGACAAGGTCTTGTAGGGCTTTGACGATCGCGTAATTCACCAAAGCCTCCTTATCATTCCGGATTGTTTCCAATCCAGCTTTCGCCAATACTGCCACCGCTTCGTCATCCACGTCAAGGTCTAATTCTACGTAGTCAACCTTGCGCTCCGCAATAATTTTAATAGCAGGAAGTTTTCCAATCTTTGGGGACAATGGAACCCGCTTTGCCGATAAAATACTTTTTTGTTTTTTCATGTATTCTCCTTGCCCCACAAACCAATTGGGCATTGCTCGTGCGGCAACCAATGTTTACCCTTTCCGCATCCGCATTTCAAGCACTTTCCCATGCCCAGATTTCCTTTCTCTTCCCAAAACTGACACTTACGGCAGATGGCAATTCGTTTCTCGTAGACATGTTGCTGTACCTTTTTAAATCCCGATCCAGCCCAAGTACCCATGGATTTAGCAAACTTTTGTATTTTGTTTTCCATATAATACTGTTAGCCAGCAATACTCGGTATATCAATCGGGTAGTCAAGAATTGGTATTTGATTATGCTGAACTTTCAATCTTCCGCCAGAATAATCTACACTTATAAGTCCCGACGGCCTTATGGTTACGCTTGCCAATTGAAGGTGCGTATAAACAGATCCGGCAGATATAATTGCGACATGAGAGTTATTTGGGTCAAAAAAGTTTTGATATGAATCAACTTCAATCGCAACTGAATTGGGTCCCGAACCTTCGTATCCAAGCCCACCACCCCCACCGGCAACAAATACGAATCTAGAAAAACAAATAGTAAAACCGTCTGCGACAGAATCTCCCTCGATAAAATATCTATAAGAAGCAGTAAAAGAACCTGGATTAACAGTATTAGCCGCCCAGATTGCGGATGCTTTGGCATATTCATTATCAGTAAGCCTGAACGGATTTTTACCATAAACGACGCCGCATTTGCAATCACACGGTATTGATGCTTTTCCAGTAGAGGGACTGGGTGGAAGTCTCCTACCGTCTTGTAAAAAATTTTCGTTAAATGTTTCAACTAAATTTCCATTTACAGTAAGATCAGATATTGTTTGGGTCGATCGAGCTCCCCCCGTACTTGCTGTTACCCCTACATACATTATCGAATCTCCACCCATGGATGCATTGGCATATTACCTAGCGCAACCATAGCCTGCCGTTCTGTTTTGTAAAAGAGATCCACAACAGGAAGCTTACCGTGCGACGCTTTCTTGGCAATAACTGCTGTACCCGTATCAATCGCTTTAAACTCCTTCCCGTCGATGATTACGGTACTGCCATACGGTATGATTCTTGGATCAACTGCACATGTCCTGCCAGACTTTAGGGTATACCCAGTTGAGGATTTGAACCTTGAGGTATCCGGATCTTGCCCACACCAATAGGCTGTGAGCCTTACCTTGATTTTTTTGGCAGGCTTTTTAGGCTGTGTTTCAATTAATACATTGGAAGCCAACGTAGGAATTGAAAACAGCATAGCTAAGGCTATGGCTATATTTCTCATAAACAGTGTTTCGAGCGTGGAACCAGTCTAAACAACCGGCTTAACGTCGTCAACCGGGATTTTCCAGAGCACCTTGCCTTGGATCGTCACCCGCTCAATACCCTTAGTTGTCATCAATTTTGCCAGCCGTTGACCCATTTTCTCCGGCGTTGAGGCATAGTGGCGGGTAAGGTTGGTGAGACTCTGGTCATTTAGCATCTGATTAAGTAGCTGGGTGGCCGAACCCTTCCATGTTTTCTCCTTTGGGTTGGCCTGGTTGAACCCGATAAGGAATTCGTCCAGCAACTCCGAGAAGGCATGGTTAGGATGAGTAGTCCGGGTATCCTCAAGGATATCGGCGTGGTGGTAGCACTTAACTTGGAACCGATTTGAGCACTTAAGCTCCTCCGGAATCTCAAAGTCAGTCAACCATCTTGCAAACGCTGGAAGCTCACCGTCTAGGATACGCTGTAGTTCCTGAGAATGGGGAAAGTCCATACCCTTGGACGATGCTTTGAACAGCATAAGCTTGTCCAAAATACTCGCGTCCGTGTATGGAACCGCCCGCATGGAGTCGGGATCGTCGTTCAAAGTAACGAACACACGACCCGACCACTCGATGGTAGCAGGATTCTTCCACATGGCGCGGTAACGATGGCGACGATTAGCGACAAACTTCTTCACCGTATTGGAGAAGAGCAAGTGCTTCTCGTGGCTCGTCGAAGCAATGGTATCGTCAACGTTGAGTACGCCCACCTCGAACATTTCCGAGTTAAACTCACTCTCTCCGGAGATATGACCCGAAGCGTCGCAACCACCGCCCATCAGTCTGGATACAATCTGAGTACCCATGAGCGTCTTACCTACTCCTACCGGGCCAGCGATAAAGATCGCCTGACCTTGTGACTGCTTTCCCGACTTGGCAGACACGTAGAAGTGATGAAGCCACGCTAGGAAGTATTGGAGGGAGTCGTGTGGATTAAAGAACCCATCAAGGAACTTTGCGATCCAAGGGAATCCATCTCCCCACTTCTCGCAAGGCTCCGATCTAGGTTCCAGAACCTTTACCCTCGAGATGTTTAGAACGGTACGCCCGCCCATGTAGACTACTTCCTCTTTGCTAAACAGGATTGGACCTGCATCGTCAACCCGACGTGTTTCACGCACACGTAATATAGTCTGGTCGACCTCGCACATTCCACCCCGTTGCATTGGAGCGAGGGACAGTCCGTAGATACCAGCAATATCCTTGCGGGTAGTCTCGGAGTCTGTATCGCGCCAAATGCCACGACCGTCTTGCCTCCAGTACCGTTTGCCGTCGAAATAATAGTTAGAGAGAGGCGCGCCTAGACGATCCTCTTCAAACTCCTTGACCCAGCCGGCACCAAGAATTTCAGCCCAGCTATAGAAACTCTTGTCCTGAGAAAAACTGACGATACCGGTAGGAGTGACCACGCAGGCAGTCGGGTTATCCGAAGTCATAGTCCAGAACGCATTGGTTCTTCCGTTGACCTCAAGGTTACCGAGCAACTTGTCTGGATACATTTCCTGCACCCGAGTACGAATACGATCCATCGGGATCTCAACTGGACCCTCACCACGGTACTTATGGTCTGCATCGATTGTCGAAGCAAACCAACTATACAAAGTCTCTGTCCTTAAAGGGACATCACCTACTTTTGTAACTGGCAGATACCAAGCATAGTACTGTTCTGGTTTGACGTGGTTGTCGTCCAGCCCAGCAAACAAACGCTTCGCTCCCAGTTCCTTTGCCACGCGCTTTAAGAACGCCGACAATAATCCAACTGGAATCTGCATGGGTGTTTCAAACATCCAGATAACTCGCGCACCCCCACTCGGAGTACGGTGAGCAAACATAGGTTTTAGTCCGGCTTTTGCGCGAGACCCAATCCCAGAGATAAACTCTTCGGATGAAAGCTCACAGTCATAGTCCGCAATGAACGCATGCATCTTGGCCGGAGGATTATCTCTGGTGACACGCATAGCCGCGGCACGACCTTCGAATCCGCTGACGAACATTCCGTCAGTTGAATTCTGAACAGCCCAACGCTTCGCAACTTCTGGCTCAAGACTAGGTGGCTGATTGACGTTACCATCCCAAGGTGTGCATGAGCTGGCAATCGATGACGATAAATTAGGTATACGAAAGAGGTTCATTTTTTATACCTCACTGCATCGGTCGCTTCTGCACCTATTGGACACCCATCCAACCATTCAGGACAGACGCTCATGAGACGTTCAATCTCACCAGCCGGAACTGAATTGTCAACTTCGCAAACGGCCTCGTCGTGAATGTGCATTACAACAGGGCAACCAGCCTTTTCCAAACGTAATACCGCCGCGCCCATGACGTCGCGAGCTACTGCCTGAACAAGGTTCTCGCACAGCTTCCCTCCGTAGAATGGAATCTGCGGTCCTCCCCTTTCAACTCTAGCCGTCCAAGCCGATTTCCTAGATTTACCACTTTTGTCATATTTCTGTTTATCCGGCCATTGGGACATAATGTTCCGGTAGGTAAGAACCCGACCGCTCGGCAAGCCCACCTCAAACTGCTTATCTGCCTTCGCCCTTTGAAAGTCTCCCTCCAGCTTTCGCCACAAGTCCAAGATTGGTTGATTCCTAGTTCGGAAATCATTGACGATCATGTTCGACTTAGTTTCCGTCATATCAATTCCATATTGCATCTTAGCGATAAGAGCAAACTTCTTCGCCCCGGCACCATAGCCAAGGCCAAGAACCATCGCCTTTACCAACTGATACAATGGGGCGTCAGTCTTTTTCAATGTCCCTTTCGGGCCATCCCATAGCCCCATGTTCTTAGCCGCTGCCTCGTAGATTCCGTAACCGTTCCTGATCGCGTCTAAGAGTCCTTCGTTGCCAGACAGCCAAGCAAGTACCCGCGGCTCAATCTGAGCCAAGTCACAGATAACAAACTTCTTACCTGGCCGGGGTACAATGCAACCCCTAAGGTCTACTCCGAACATTTCATTACGAGGAAGGTTCTGAACATTGAACTTCGAGTCCCCGGACCAACGCCCAGTATGAGCCCCCATGTATTTCAATCCGTAACTCATCGTTCCGTCCGGTTTGATGCGGGCCTGCATGACCTTCAGCTTGGCCAACAAAGAGTTTGCCTTACGCCAGTCACGCATGATCCCGACAAAAGGAACTTGCTCGCCGTATTGAGATTCCCACAATGCACACTCTTCAGAGTTCTCCGCCAAAGACGTAGGCCATGGAATACCAGCCTTCGCACATTCTCTGCGGAATGCCTTCGTTGAAAGAACCACTCCATCTGTCTCGTCGATCCAGGGTAAAGCATTTTCACTTTCCCAAGTGACCTTTTGAAGAGCCTTAATACCCGCGGAAACAGCGTCCTGGTCAACCTGAATCCCGCGCCAACCCATCTCAATAGTGTGTTTCGATAGCTCGGACTCCACCGGAAGCATATCGCTGGAAAACTTCTCATAAATACCGAGGCATGCCTTGGCGTCCTGGCGAGCGTACTCCAATACTTCTTTTCCAAATTCAGTACCCTCAACATCGCCCCACTTCTTGGAGTGCATTTTATCTCGCGGATCTTTGTCGATATGCCGATCTAGCAATTCCCTAGAAGCCCCCAACAAATTACGCGGAGCACCCACAGCAACTGAAAGGTTTGCAGTGCAGTCCCAAGCTGCGGGCTTGGCTTGAACACATCCCTGTTCCCGCAATCTCTCGATCACCGCGCCGTCAAAGCTGTAGTTATGAGCCACCCACTTGTGGCCATCAATCTTGGCCCACGGTGCTTTTTTAGGGCAGCCTACGTAATCAACATCTGGCCCCTGAATGGCAACCATGTAGATGTCTGAGGCCGGGCTACGCAAATAGTGCCACTGCCCCATTGTAGTGATTGAAGTTTCCTTGTCGTAATATGTTTCAAAGTCAATTGCATATATATTCATTTTGATTTTTTTTGTTTTTTATTTGAGAACATTTCTTCAAAAACCACAAGGCGCCCAAGCATATCAGACACCTGAGTTGTAGCTTCATCGTAAGTGTTCGTTCCTTCTGCTTTTTTTCTTTTGTTTAATAATATTTCTAAGGCATGAAGAATGAGATCAACTACTTCAGTTGGTCTTATCCCACCATTAAGCAGCATCGCATATTCAGCCTCGATTGCATCGCGATGCTCACCCACGAATGGGTAGGGAATCACGGTGAATTCTTCGGCCAGTTTTTCACCGGCAGAAGACATTAGTCTATGATAATAGTAGAGTCTTTATCTCGAATTTCAGGGCCTTCTTCTGGTTCAATCAAACCCTTCTTCCGGAGATATTCCTCATTCATAGGGATAGAGGTAGGTGCTCCATTTTTATCCAAAATTGAAGATTCTTGTTCTGGAATGGGCTGAAGTACCTTTTCATTTTTGCGGAATCCCTCGCCACCCAATAAACCATTAAGAAGGTTTACGACATGAGGAAAAAGTCCAGTAAGAACGTCTTTCTCTATATTATTTGCTTCATTATCATAAGGCAAAACCTCAACCTTAATTTTGTCGGTCCCCTTTTCGTTTTCAATTCTAAGAGTTAAGTCAATCATTTATTTTCTTCTTTCTGATGTGGTAGTAGTTCGAGCACGGCTGACCTAACCTTGTGTCTGAACCCCGAGCATTCGTCTTCAAGGTCTGCCATAGAGCTAAGGAGTTCCTGGCAGAACTCTCTCAGCCCCTCGTTCTCATTTTCTAACCGCCCATTCTCCTCCACAAGAGTAGAGGCGGTTTTGTGGTTTGTTTCTGCCAGATCTGTTACACGTTTGTAAAACTGATGCACCCTATGAAGTTCCCTTTGCATATATTCTGGTTGTTTACGCATTGTATCTGTATCAATGATTGCGTCCAAGCTCATATGTTCGCCTCCTGGTTTAAAACAATGCGAGGTTCCTTCGTGTTCTTTAGACATAAAAATCCTTCCTTTAAAAGGTAATCCAATTCTGCAACAACTTCTTGAGCAAGTCTATCGTTTTTTAGATCGCTTTGATTTTCCACTTGACACCTTACCTTTCTTTTTTGGCATGGTTGTACTTTTTGTTTCTGTTTCAGGGGATTCCAAATAGGGAAACCCAGTTTTCTTCCAAACCCAATGAAATATCATTTGTCCATCTCCTTTTTTCCTCTTTGAATTAATTCCAAATATTGTTCAGCGTGCTCCTCGTGTTCAAAGAATGAAATAGATGTAGCACGGTCTGTTTCAGGGTCAGTCCCAAAAATAACAGAATTAAACCAACGCTTACTAATCCAAACAAATATCCACAATAAAATTGAATCAATCATTCGATTTTACCCCTTTTGCATTTGAACAATAAAAAAGCTGTCCGAACGAGAGCCCTTTCTAGATGATCAATAGATGTCTCATTGTATTTATCGGGGTCTTGCCTGTTACCATCAATTTGCATCATTGCCTGGCAAATGTGGCTAATTACCCTATCAGAATTATATCGTCGAGAATCTTTATGAAACCATTCGCCAAAAGCGCTTTTGTCAGAACCTTTTTCCATAATTTTTGTAACAGTTGTAAAAGCTTCTGAAGCTACCTCGTAAATTGAAGGTGGGACTATTTCGTTTTGATCCATATACCCTTTACTTGTGTCACGTTTTGAAATTTTGATTCTATCAGTTCAGAAAAAAATCTTATTGCTTGGCGGAGGACGTCCGGTGTTTCACGCGGCAGGACACACCTAACCTGTCGGCGCTTCTCGCGCCGCACCATGCCGGAACGTCTCCCCTTTTTCATCTACTTAGATCAAGCTGGAAGCCCAAGCCTGGAACTCGTCATTGTTTGTTCCAGCCAACTTGAACGTGGGCGTAAACCAGCTACCCATCGTGTTGGTGTTTAGCTTGCTGCTGACTTGATACCGACCTTTGGTCAGCCCGCCACGCAGGACGGTTTGACTGTCGGTTAGCAACTGACGACCCGCTCCGCGGTACGCACTCTTGGTGAGATTGTATTGCGCCAGCGCATAGTTCTTTTTATCCGGTCCCTCAAGAGAGAAAATCGGATTCTTATCTTTCGGCTCTGCAACCAAAAGGGTCAAGACAAGGAACGGAATATACCGATCCACATCCTCTGACTCAGAAATATCTAAAGTTCCACCCGCAGCTTCCACCTCGGCTTGCGAGGCAAAAATCTTCGGGATGACATCCGTCCCATAAGGGATTTCCTGGATGTATTTCTTTTGGATGTGAGTAATAATGGCCTCCATTGCGGAGTCCTTACTCCCAACGACCATCTCTTTGTTGAACACAAAGGAGCCTGGTTGGAAGTTATTGCTAAGGTTGCCAGTCTTACCCACAAGGTTAATCCTCGGGATAAGGAAGTCGGAGGCTTTAAACTCTCCGTCTACACCAGCGTTACGATTGGTAATGGATGGAGACTTGCTCTCCGCCACAGCCAACGCTTTATCTTCGGTTACCTCTACGGCTTCTTTATCTTTCTTACTGAATGATGTTTTCATTTTATTTGTTTTATCTCTTTTATCTCTTTATTTTTTCTTAGTTGATAAGATGGCTCACCACGCGTCATTGCTTCAGCAGCGATGAGGTCATCTTCCAGTTGTTCTTTCGCCACGGTCTTCTGACCGCGAGGCGCCTTGGCCGCAACTAGATCGGCCAAATCTGTGAACTTAATCTCGCAGGCGGAGCTGAACTCCTCCGGAGTAAGTTTACCTTTCACCAAATCCCAAGCTTTCTGAGAGTCTTTAATCTCCCTGCGGCCTTGGATTTCTTTCAATCCATAGCCTGGTATTTCACCACCCTCTTTAGCAAATTCTAAATTATGTTTACGAACGCTAGAGCACCAAGCTTCCATGACCATCGCTATACGCTGGGCTTGAGCCCTACGCTCTGGCGTGGACAACTGGCTAGGTTGAAATAGTTCTGGCAACTGAGCGTCATGCGCCATGTCATAAGCTTTAACTATCTGCATTGTGGCTCCGTGGACTGCTGGGCAGTCTGCTAGCTTGTGGCAGTAAACGCATTGATCCCCAGGTGTATAATCGGCTTCTGTATGATTTTTGCATTTGTCGATGATTCCTTTTATTCTTTTGTGTATTCTTTGGTAGTCTCCCTCACGGGTAAATGTGTGAGTGAAGATAAGATCTAGACGAGGTTGTAAAATGTGTACAGTAACTTCTTTGATGTAGTCGTGTTTATCAAAAACACCTAGAGTATACGCCCACATTTGAGCATTATGCTCGGCATCATCAACAGGGTTAAAACCAAATTTATAATCGATAAGATGAGCCTTGTCGCCACGAATCATCAATCGGTCTACAAAACCCCATTGGTCAAAAACCTCTAGCTTAATTTCTTTTAAATCAAGCATCGGTGGATAACTCCGCTCGCAAACGCTCAATGTAATCTAAGCATTTCATAACTAGCTTGGTTTCATCAGCGTTTAATTTTGAAAAGTCAGATACCTCGCATGCGTAGTGCATGGCGGTGCCACGTTGGGTAACTATGTGAACTTCCCCATCCCGTTTAGGTTCGTAACCTGGGCACAGTTCCCGGCTCTTTAGGGTACTAGGACTATATCTTGCGTGTTGTGTATCCATCAGCGTGCCGTGGATTGTGACCCCAAAAACGTAATCGTCAAGTGCTAATTGTGAGTGAGCAAATCGCCGTCATTGAGCAAATCAATATTTCGAAGTTTGGCTTTTACTGATTTACTGACTTCTTCCTCAACCGAGTTAGCCGCAAACAGGATGTATTGTAGCGCGGGAGTTTTAGCTCCCGTGCGGTGAATACGACCGAGAGCTTGTTTCAGGTCAACAGCAGAGTACGTCGGACTAATTAGCGAAACTCTTGGCCTTCCGTGCAGATCATGAAGACTTACGCCCACACCCCCAGCCGCAATTTGGCAGATGATTAAGTGCGACTTGTTTGCTTGGAAAGAAGCAATGGCCGATTCTCTTTGGTCGGTTGTCTGATCGCCAAGAATATAAACCGGTTTGTGCTTTTTCATTCTCTCCCCGATGGCGTCAAGCGTTTGTCTAAAGTTTACAAAGCACACAACGCTTTTGCCTTCCTCGATAAACTCCTCCGCCATTTCCGTAATCACAGGAACTCGAAGCAGTTCAATTTCTTGCCTCATGCGTAAACGCTTAGTGAGAGGATTCTCTGGGTCTGCGTCAGTACGAGACCGATCTTTTAATTCCAAAATTTCCTCTTCAACTTTCTGGTATAACTCACCAATCTTTGGAGAGATGTCCAGCACCTCGGCGTTTACCTGGTTACTCGGAAACGCATCCCCAAGTTCACTGATCCGAATACGAACGCCTTTAGCTGGAAATATCTTGGAGTGGATATCGGTTAGCACACGCTTCCCGCCACGAAATGTCATGCCACCCCACGGAGCCTTGACCACACCGTTTTTGTGGAGCCACCTAAAGTAATCTACCCCGTTGTGAAGCCCGAGAAGTCGCCCAGTAAACCGCATATCCATAGGACTTCCCGCGGCGGTAGCAGACAGCATGAGAACGTTCGATCCAGCCGCGGCCTCGAGCATTGCTCCATTCTGAGATTTGTAACTCTTGCAACGATGCACCTCGTCAAATATATAAAGGAAATCTTTTCCCTTATGCTTCCAATTCCATTGCTTACTAGCCAGCTTAGTTATGAATTCTGTATTACCCGTCCGCAGCTTTTCATAGTTGAGCACAAATTTTGGTTGTAGCCCAAAAGTGCTACACCAACTTTTCCAAGCAGGAAGTACAATTTTGGGAGCTATTACGGCAAATTCAAAGCCAAGTTCTTTTGCTACAGCGCAAGCCGTAACAGTTTTTCCCGTTCCAGTATCAGAGCAATCCAGCGCGATCGAGTGGTTCTGAATTGCCTGAAGTATAATACTTTTTGATTTCTCCTGCCACGGGCGGAGTTGAACAAGCGTCTGAGTGTTTTTCACGAACTAGTTCAAGCCAATCTTCCGCAGCCATCGTAACAAGCCACGGGCACTTGTTTTTTCTATGGGCCACCACTGGCACACTCTTGCCACTGTCTCGTTTGGCCTGTTCCATAGCTTTGTTAATGTTGAGGGCCTCAACCCGTTTGACTTCAAAGTGAAATGGGAGGTTGCTGACAACATCGGGCGATTCCGGACTGCCCGAAAACTGCCGACCGCGGCGCGCTTCGAAGCCCTTCGCTTTGAGGACATCGCGCCACTCACGCTCTCCGACTTTGCCTTTTGTACAACTGTTCATTTTTTAGTGGTATGTTCATCGTGCTGGGTAGAGTGAACTCAAATTGACAACTGTCAAGTGATTATGCAGAGTAGTCCCTTGCCTATAGAAAAATATGGAAAGTCCTGGCCAGATGGAGCTGGAGACCTCGACATTGAATTGCTCGCTTTTAAACTTGGGTTAAGACCCGAGGATGGAGGTTTGGGCAAGGCTCAACATTTCAAGAATGTAGTTAATTTGCTTTGGCCTTATCACAAAACTAAAAGCAAAAACGGATTTCATTGGCATCCTTGGGCTGATTGGATGATTGAACGTGCTTGCGAAGAAAACTATTTAGCTATTTCCGGTCCGAAGTCTTCGGCCAAGACTTCCACTATGGCGATGTGGGGTTTAGTAAATTGGCTTTGCGCCCCACACGAAACTTTAGTGCTTGTCACCACGACCAGCGTTCGAGAAGCCCGTAAACGTTTGTGGGGATCAATTCGTGAACGGTATATGCAAGTTCCAGGATTGCCGGGCAAATTAGTTGACTCGATGGGGAAGATTGTTCTAGACGTGTCCGAATCCGGCGAAGCATCGGACCGTTCCTCCATTACCCTAGTACCTTCAAGTCCCGATAAAGAAAAGGAAGCAACAGCAAAACTTATTGGTCTAAAAAATAAAAGGGTGTTCTTGATTATTGACGAAGCAACCGATGTTACTAATTCGGTGTTCGAGGCAATTAATAATTTGAATGCCAATCCACAATTCCAATGTGTTGCATTAGGTAACTTTAATTCTCAATACGATCCGTTTGGGGTTTTCTCGACACCAAAGGATGGTTGGAATTCAATTACAGTAGATGCCGATGAGTGGGAAACTAAAAGTGGAAAATGTATTCATTTGGACGGACTGAAGACTCCAAATATCGAGCATAACGATAAATGGCCTTTTTTGCTGACGTCCAAGCAAGTTAAGTATGCGATTGACAATGAAGGGGAAAACTCCCTTTCATTTTGGCGATTTATTAGAAGCTTTCCAGCTCCTGTTGGGGCGGAGGAGGGGATCTATTCAGAAGCTGATTTTCGTAAATATGATGTGACAAAAGAGCCAAGATGGTCCTCCACACCCATGTATTTAGCCGGGTTTGACCCAGCCTTTACGAATGGCGGGGATCGATCTGTTCTGGCTATTCTAAAGTATGGACAAAGCGAGGAAGCCGGTCCCGCTGTAGCGTTACAAAAGTTTCATTATTTACGGGAAGATGTAACCAAACCAGAACCTAGGAATTTCCAAATTGCCAGAGAAGTTATGCGTATTTGCCACGAATCCGGGATTCCCCCAGAACGATTAGCGATAGACGCTACTGGAGCCGGAGATCCCTTTTGTGATATCCTTGCGGAGCTATGGTCCCCCAGGATCCTTCGAATCAAATTTGGAGAACGAGCCTCCAGTCTTCCAGTAAGTATTACTAATCCCGTCAAGGGATCAGATAAGTATACTAATCGCGTGACCGAATTATGGTTTTCTGGGGTGGAGTACATGCGAGCGGGTCAACTTAAAGGTATTGTTCCTGATTTAGCTAAAGAGATGACCGGTAGAAAATATACGACCACAGGGGGAGGAAAAGTAACAGTTGAGCCTAAAAGAGACTATAAACTTAGACTAGGCCGGTCTCCCGATTTGGCTGATGCCTTCTTTTTAGGTTTAGATTTAGCAAGGCAGAAGTTGGGTATTCATGCCGGGTCTTTAGTCGGAGGAAAGTTAAGAGCTAGCTGGACGGAACAAGTAAGGAAGCTAGACCAGGCAGTTGCTGAGTCGTCCTTCTTAGGAAGCTAAAAGTTGATTGACAGGGCTAGCAGGCTCGCCCATACTAGTCGAACTTGTGGAACCCAAATATAACACTTATTCTGTACCAGATTCGGACCTGTTAACAATAAGCGAAAGCGGAAAAGTTCCGAAAACTCGCATTAGCGACCACAACGGACTTTATAGTCTTTATCAAAATTTGTATTTAGCGGATGAAGCTTCTGCTCGTGATCGTACTAGAATTATGGATATGTTTGACGGGGCTGCCCCATACGATCCCGTTGCACTTCGACGCTTGGGCCAAGGTTATCGGGCAAATTTAAATTTTGGCGAAGCAGGGGCTGATTTAGAAAGAGCTTTAACTTCATACAATGATTTAGTAACTTCTGTAGATAGACTTGTAAATATTAAAACTTCGTATGGAGACGAAAGTCAACGTGAGGAATATGGCTCTATTATTGCAGAAGAGTTTCATAGATTGTTGACAAAAGATTGGTCAAGCTTTTACTTTAAACAACAGCTTCTTTCTTATTATTTTGTATCACAAGGCTTAGGTATTGCTTTTTTTGAGGACGAACGTAATTGGCAATGGAATGTATGTCCAATTGGAGATTTTTTTATCCCAAGAGGAACTTCCGCTACAGAAGATAAAGTGGAAATTGCTTGTGTACGCCGAATTTATTTAACTCACGAATTGTTTCAGTACATCGAGAATCCGGAAATTGCCACCCAAGCGGGATGGAATGTCCAAGCTGTCAGGGACGCAATCCGAGATGCTACCACCACTTTTCCACAAGACGGATTTAATTGGGAAGAGTTGCAAAGACAGATTAAAGATAACGATCTTTATTTTGCTCACGTTAGGAGCCGCGAGATTCACGTAGTACATTATTACGTTCGAGAATTTGACGGCAGCTATTCACACGCTATCGGGCGTCGTGACGGAAAAGGTGATTTCTTGTTTAAAAAGTTACACCGTTTTAAAACTGCCTCGGAGGCTTTTCATATTTTTACATATGGAGTTGGGAACGGAATGTATCATTCTATCCGAGGACTTGGGTATAAAATCTTTCCCCATATTCAAATGACCAATCGGTTGCGTTGCGCTATGGCGGACGGAGCCATGTTACAAACTTCTGTATTGCTACAGCCGCAAAGCTCCGAAGATATTTCTAGAATGACGATGGCTTATTCCGGTCCGCTGTCTTTCCTTCCGCCAGGATTGAGTGTAGTCAATACCAATTTTCCAAATCTTGCTGAGAATGTTAAACCTTTAATTGACGATATGGCAGCAGTTCGACAAGGTAACACCGGATCATATATGCCAATAGCTGGCAGTGGTAGCGGGAACCCCAGAACCGCATATGAGGTAGAGGCGCAATTGGCTACCGAGTCTATTTTAACTACAAATGCCATGAATTTGTTTTATGTGCCTTGGGGAAAACTATTGAAAGAACAATTCCGAAGACTGCAACGTGATACGTGGATTCCTGGCGAGCCTGGCTATGCTGGAGCAATTGAATTCAGAAAAAGATTAGTAGAGAGAAATGTTCCTTGGCAGGCAGTAAAATCTGTGTTCAGCGTTGACGCCGTAAAAGCAATCGGTCTGGGTTCTCCAGCTGCCCGCCTTTCAACCTTTAATGAATTTATGCAACTTCTGCCTAAATTTGATGAAGTCGGACAGATTAATGCTTTGAGGGATCGGATTGCAGCAAGAGTGGGTTATGATCAAGTTGATCGATATTTACCCAATCCTACCGTCAAAAATAGAATTCCAATGGATGCTAAAATTGCTGAACTAGAGAACGGGTCGATGCAGGCCGGACGGCAAGTAACAGTTATGCCAAACGAGAATCACGCTATTCATTTATCAGTTCACTTGAAAGAAGTTCAACCAATAGTACAAGCCGTCCAAAACAATGAGATAGAAGATAAACAAAAAACAATGATGTTCCTTACCATGGTATACGAACATTGTAATGAGCACCTTCTTAAAATTGCTGACGATAAGAATCGGCAACAGGAATTAGGCCAAGCTAAACTTATTATGAATTTGCTCCGTGAAGCCGTGGTTAATTTGCAGAGAGATGTACAGCAGGATATTCGGGTAGCAAATGAACAGCAACAGCAAATGGCCCTTGAACAAGGAGAGATACAAGGGATATCGCCACAAATGCAAATGAAAATGCAAGAGCACGAGCTCGACATGCAATTGAAGCAACAGAGAGCAGAGCTAGACGCGAGATTCAAAGAAGCAGAATTAAAACAAAAATTAGCTTTACAAGATGCGCAAGCCGCAGCTAATCTGCGTGTCGCTATGAATACCCCCAAAGCACCAAAAGCATGACGTTAAAAGATTGGAATAATAGAAGTCATTTAAAAGCTGAGTGGAAAGCTTTTTTAAAGTCTGAAACCGGTTCATCTTTGTATCAAGTTCTATTAAATCTTGGAAGTCCAATTCCTTCACTTCCGCCTCAGAACGTTGATTTCATTGACTGGAACGCAACTCTAAACGCACGACGAGAAGGATATCACGAAGCACTTCGAGTACTTAAAGCGTTATCCGAAGATCTAAATGAACCGACCCCTTTACCAGAACCTTGGGAAACAAAACCAGAAGAAACCAACCAACAATAAGGAACATTAATTATGAGCGAAACAGCCACAGCAGAACCCGTAGTATCGGGAGCCGACGCCTCCCAAAACATTAGCTTTGCCGACGCATTTGACGCCGGATTTGAAGCCCTAAATAAAGCTCCCGCAGCTGAAACTCCCGTCGCAACGGCTGTGACAGCTCCGGCTGAAACTACAAAATCTGTGGAAGTCTCTAAAACTGATGCGTCTTCTAGCACTAATCCGCTGGATATCCTGACCAAGCGTATGACTGGGCAAGAAGAAGTCGCAAAGACTGAAACTATTTCCGATGATTCAGATGTTAAGGCTCCAGAGAATCTTAAGCCGGAGGCTCAGACAGCTTGGGCCCGTTTGACTAAAGATTTACGCGAAGCTCGCACAAAGCTAAAAGAACTGGAGGGCAAAGTCTCCGAAGCTCCAACTAATTCAATCGAGCAAATCGACTTGCAGAATCAGTTGAATACTCTCAAGCAAGAACGCGATGAGTACGAAAACGAATTGAAATTCTCCCGACTGGAGTCTACTAAGGAATATAAACAGGCTGTTACCGAGCCTCTTAACAACATTCAAAAAGAGGTTTCTGAGATCAGTAAATTATACGAGGGAGTTGACCCCAGGAATATTTATTCCGCGATGGTTGAGCCAGATGCAGCGAAACGTCGAGCCCTGCTAAAAGAAGCCACAAGTTCATTTGATCCAGTAGATTCCCTAGCTATTCGAAGCAAGGCGGAAGAACTTCAAAAAGTATTTGAAAGACGAGAAATTTTAACTAAAGATGTTAATACCGTACTTCAAATGATTCAAGCGGAAGAGCAGAAAGAGGCGGCAGCTTTTAAAGAGAGAATGGAGTCAGAAGTTAAAACTGCTTATGATTCTGAATGGCAAAACCTTCAGAAGGAAAATGCTTTATTGCGACCTATTGAAGGAAACGAAGCCTGGAATAGCACTCTAAACAGCATTCAGCAACAAGCGCTGCAGATCGAAAATACTGAACTAGACCCGCGGGCTAAAGCTAAATTGACCTTTAATGCTGCCGCAATGCCCGTGATTATGAACGTATTCCAGGATTATGTGGCTAAAACACAGTCCCGTATTTCTGAACTAGAAAAGCTATCCAAAGAACTTCGGTCTACACTACCGTCTTCTGGTGGAGATAAAGGTAGCGCCCCAGAAATTCCATCCGACTTGGGCTTCCTAGAAGCTTTAGAGCGTGGATTGAAATAAAATCGTAAAAAGGTATTGACACGTTCCACCCGGTTGATACTTTTAACTAGTTCGGTACAGGTATAAAGACTGAGATCCTTGCCGAACAAGACCTATAAAGATTGAGACGGTCTAGCAGAATTCGGGCATTAAAAGCTCTGGGATGCCGCCAGGGAAAAGTTTTGAGTCGTGATGAGAATGGATAGCCTCGATAGGGGCTGGCATACTTATTACAAATCATAACCTACCCTTTGCGCGAGTAAGGGGAAGGTTGAAAGGAAAATAACTACTATGTCTACGACTTATAATATCCAGCAGTTGCTGGTTAAAGAAGCGGGTCGTATCGGACCGGAGATTTATCGCCGGACGATCGATACCTCTGCTTGGCTCAAACTGACCAAGCAGGAACAGTTCCCCGAGGAAATGGGCGATGTGATCAGCTCGGTCACTTTCGAACGTTTCTACCCCTCCCGTGCTTTGGCTACTGCCGGTGATACCGCAGTTGGCTATGCCGTAAACGATATCAGACAAGACGCAGGACAAGGATGGCGAACACTCGGTTCAAATCAGGTTACCCAGGACTATCAGGGCTTCAACCCTTATACTCAGGTTACCAGCACTCTAGCATCATTCGGAGATCCGGTTGATTCAGCCTCTACCTCTGGTAATGCGCTGCCCGTAGCTCTTACTGGCGTTACTTTCGGACAAAAGCTCCGTCAGTACTCGCTGGAATGGGCCTCGGTTGATTCCCCCGATATTTCCTTGGAAGATTTGCGCTTTGCCGTTAAACGCAAAGAACAGCTCTCCAACATCATGGATGTCCTCACTGAGTCGACCTCCTTGGTTTGGCAAGATCGCTACCGGAATCTGTACACCCGCTCGGTGGTCATCGAGGGAAATAACCTCGTTTATCCCGGAGTTGGTGCTATTGCTAATCCCACCTCTGGCACTACAACCGTTGGTGACGCTAAAGCTGTCTATAATGCCGTTGTTAATGGCTCGGTGTCGGCAGTAGGTGGCGGTGCAATCACATCTACTGCGCTCCCTCAGAGCCAGTTGACTCAAGGCATCCTCAAGCGGCTCTACATGAAACTTATCCGCGACGGCGCGGGAACTAACGCCATGGGCCGTGAAAACGGCGCTCCGGTGTTCATGTTGATCTGCGGTGCCGAAACCAGCGAAAACCTGATTCGGTTGAATGCTGACATTCGCCAGGATTACCGGTACGCAAAGCCGAATGAATTGCTCACGCCTCTCGGTATTGAGCGTTCTTACGGTGGTTTCTACCACTCCATCGATCCGTATCCTCCGCGCTTTGCCGTGGCTGGTACGAGCCCTGCCTACTTGTTCCGTGTGTATCCTTTCCGTAAGGAAGTCACGACCAAGGGTACGGCGTACAACATCAACCCCGCCTACGAGACCGCGGCCTACGAGATCAGCTACATCTTCCATCAAGATGTATTCCGCTCTGTGGTTCCGTCTCCTATCAGCACCAACAACAAGATGGCATTCAATCCTCAGAACTACCGTGGTGAGTTCAAATGGGTTAACATCTTGGATCGCCAAAATAATCCGGACGGTAATGTCGGATATTTTCGCGGAGTTTGTGCGAGCGGTGCTCGGCCCGTGTTCCCGCAGTACGGCTACGTCGTAATGCATACTCGGCCTACCATCAGCCTTGACTACGTTAGCTAATTGAAGAAAGGAGATCTCTCATGAGTTCCCCTCTTCAAGTGCGTACTCAGGATAACGTCCTGGCGGCTCAGGTTCGTGGTGTATTGAATAACGGCCCAGAGTGGACATCCACTTTGACCGGCTCTTCAGCCACAACGAGTCTGACGGCAATCACTGACTCAACAGGTGGTACGGCTGCCAACACTATTGCTGCAATCACTGCTCCGGCTGCGAATGCGACTACGTCGCTCACAGACGACATGACCGCAGTTAAAAATGGTTTGGCCTCCGTTACCGCAAAGGTTAATACTATTTTAACCTTGTTGCGTAATCTGAATGCTTAACTAAATTAATTGATCCCCTGGGGTTCTACCCCCCGGGGGATCATACTCTTTCAAGAAAGATAACTCTTATGAAAAATATCTCATTTCCCGTACCTAAAGGCTTTACACCCCCAGAAGGTGTTAAAGAAGGCGATGCATTCGACTTCATGGCCAGCGGCTATTTCAAAGGACCGACCATGTATCTCTCATCAGTTGAAGGTGTAGCAGTTTCTCCCGGCAAAGAAGTCGAAGTTGAAACTGAAACCGAAATGCCTGAAGAAGATATGGGTATGGTTCAAGCTGTTGAAAAAGGAATGTCAGATAACGAAATGGCGTAAAGCCGTGGATAAGCTCATCTTGGCGGTTGTCAAGCAAGCCTGGAACGACCTCCAGGATCTTGACGCCGGTAAGAAACCTGCCAGGCCAAAAGCCTGTTATGAGCGGGAGTCGTTCGAGTTATGCTTCGAACTATTCTTGCCTTTGCTGGGTGTTGAGAGCTATACTGCCAATAAGATGAAATCACGGTTATACCCCACCCTCGATAGGATATTTAGCCATGGAAAATGATCATCTACTTACCCTTGTTGAGCGTACCGCCCGCATGGACGAGAAGCTTGATTCCTTGCTCGAAGACCGAGATAAACACGACCAACGAATCGGTAAGGTTGAGAAGCATATGCACATGGGTTATGGAGTCGTGGCAGTCATGACATTTATGATTTCAACCTTTGCTGAATTCTTTTGGTCAAAGATTTTTGGCAAACATAGTTGACAATTAAAAATAAGACCACACAATAGGAGAACCATATGCCAACTTTTTTTGACGAAAATCTAACGACAAGCGTAACTCCATCAGATGCTGGTCTTGTCGCTCTTGGCCAGCGTGGTTTCGATTACGTAGGCGACACTACCGCAATGACTGCAAATTATGCGTCTATTCTCACTTTGGCTAGCACTCAATTTTCATCTTTAAGTTCTTTGAATTCTAGTTTCACACCAAATGCAGCTAATTTCTATGCTTTGACAATCCCAGCAAATGTTACTCTTTATGGTCCTTTTACCGGATTTACATTAGCTTCCGGAAAAGTAATGGCTTATAAAGCTGGATAATGATTCGTAGCCTTGTAATTTCTTTGTTTAGTGTTTTTTTAGTTAGTTGCGCCTCCACAACACGAACGACTTCTTCCGGCTCTCTCACCCTTCAGGCGACAACTGATTCAGTCTTAAAGGCTCAGTCGATTGCCCGTTCAATCCCTGCTTGTAAACCCGTAGCCGACGAGCTGGACAATACAAAAGACCAGATCCTAAAGCTTCAGTCTCAGGTCGATAAGAATTTCAAAGAACGTTCCGAGATGGCCGAAAGGCTCGAGTATCTTGAGGCCAAATACAGCAAAGCCGTTGGAATGCTTTGGAAGTGGCGTTTGATTGGTATCGGTGGGATGCTTCTTCTACCCGCATTTTTGGCCTTGCGTAATTTCTTTCCCTTTCTTAAACTCTTTTAAGTGAAAAAGTGGCTAAAGGATAACGTCCAGGGACTGGGCGCTTTACTATGCGGACTCACTCTATTCTTGGCTTTAGGCCCGATCCTCCGAATCCTTGACCCTGGAGCTGGGGTTGTCGACCTCGGAGCCCTTCATGTCGTTCTGTTTGCGGGTGTTAAGCTACTCTTTGCAGTTACATTAGCCTGGCTAATAATCAATATTGAGTTTAAGTTTTTGGATCGGTACATGGACAACAATGCTTTGGAGGACGACTGGCAGGAGTTAGATGGGCAGACACGAGCTACTATATTAATCGCCGTGTTCTTAGGACTCGTCATATCTTTTGCCCTGTTATGCGGATAATTTATGCATTGGCTCTGGCGTTTATATCTTTGCTGGGTACCCGAGAAGCAATTGCTGAAGGAGTCGTACCGACGCGAGGAGAAAGACTATCGCGACTTATTGAAGTGGCTCGGGGAACCATTGGATGGCGAGAAGTCGGCAGAAACTCCGGGCCCTTGGTGGACAAGATCCTAGCCTCAGTAGGGCTAGAAGGGACAAGGGCTCCTTGGTGCGCAGCTTGGGTGGTATACATAGGCGATGAAGCGTTCGGCAAGAAAGAGAACCCGTTCCCGAGATCTGCTTGGAGCCCAGATTTCGTTAAAAGTCCTACATGGGACAGAGGTCGCGGAAAGAAGCCAGATCGAGCCGATGCCTTTGGGATTTATTTTCAAAGTCTTAAACGCGTGGCTCATACGGGTATCATCGAAAAAGTCGACGGGAAATGGGCTGTAACGATAGAGGGTAATACAAACGACGATGGTAGTAGAGATGGGGATGGGGTCTATCGCAAGCGTCGACCCCTTGGTACAATACTCGCAAGGAGCTGGTTATGAGTAATAACATTAGACTAGGAGCAATAGGCGTACAAAAGGTTTCCACCAGATTGATGGAGCAAGGCTTTCTCGTAAGCCTTCCCATCTATGACGATGGATACGACTTAGTAACCGATTGGAGAGGAAAGATGGTACGCGTCCAAGTTAAAACCACCATTGGAGGTGAAGACTGTCGCAGGAGAAAGTTAAAGTTTTTGGCCCTCCGCGGGCCCGGATTTGGGCATATGCAGAAGAGGCTATACACCAAGGGGGATTGCGACGCTTTTATATTTTTGAATACAACCTTGGACGCTTTGTTTGTAATACCTAGAGAAAAGCTTCCCCGCACCAAATCCATTTATCTTGAACCAAACTGTAAATGGCGGGATAACTGGTCAGCTCTCAAGTAGGGATTGCTTGACTCATAATTATAGACAGGCATAATCACTGCGATGAGTTTTCCTAATCCCGATAACTACGCCCGAGATTGCGATTGCGGAACAGCCGGGGCAAATACTACTCCTCCTCCAGCCACCATTCAGGCCGAAATTGATTCTATCGACACTTCCGTTACAGCTCTAGACACTCGCGTTACAGCTCTCGAAGAGACAAATGACGTAATCGTAAGTTCAGGCGGTATTGCCAATTTAACTACCGCACAACAGGCTTTGATTCGAGAGGGCAGTATTGTTGCAACTACAGACGGAAAGAGATGGATTTATTCTGGGGCTGGTTCGAAAATTTTGGAAGCGTCTTATATCCAGCTAGCCGATACTACACCAGTGTCCCCACTCGTTTTTGAAAATGGTGGAACTATAACCATGACTGATTCAGCTGGATCTGCTGGATATATTAACACAAGCGGGGATGCAAGCGGTCAATCAGGTGGGTACATAGATACATCGGCAACTAACAATGGTTCTAATGGTGGATATATTAATACAAGCGGAAGCGATGGAGCAGGTGGGTACATAGACACAAGAGGTTCTAGCTATGGACCTAATGGTGGAAATATTAATACAAAAGGAGACTTCGGTGGCATAGGTGGGTCAATAAACACATCTGCAAGCGACCAGCTTAACGCAAGTGGCGGGTTAATTGACACATCCGGGGGAGCATCTGACTCACCCGGCGGGACAATAAATACAGGCGGAGGAAGAGGCGGACCTGGATCAGGCTCTTCTGCTGGTGGGTCTATTGTTACAAGAGGTGGCTCGGGTGGGCCCGGAAACTTTGGCGGAGGGGTCGACACGTCTGGCGGTGATATTGATGGTCGACTTGCCTGTAATGGCGGCTCCATTGTGACAAAGGGGTATTCATCTGCCGGTGGGTCAATTGATACACGCGGCGGTAATACATATGACACTTCACCAGGTGGAAGCATCACGACAAAAGGCGTTGCTTCTAGCGGTGGGAGTATTGATACCCGAAGTGGATCAGTCGCAGTAAATCCTGGTATTGACGATTATATAGGTTCCGCTGGCGGAAGTATTAACACTTCTGGAAGAAGTTGCCCAGGCGGAAGTATTGATTTACGAGGTGGGACAATAGCACCTACTTCCGGCCCTAGTTATCCATCAATAGGTGGAAGCATTGTTGCTTATGGTGGAACAAATCCTGGTGGTTCTTTAACAACTTATGATGGCGGTGGGTCTATTAATACCCGTGGGACCGGCTCAATTGAACTCGGAGTTTCCGCAACTAGAACCACTCTAACTGGATCGGCAACCGCCGCTAGAACTATTACTCTTCCCGATACTTCCGGCACAGTAGCCATAGCTAGTGAGGTAATGCCTATTCTTCCGAAATTTCAAACTCCGAATATTCTTGGGGTTTATTCAGTGGGAGGGGCCGGGTCGACTACTACACCAACAATTAACGGAAGACGGTTTGGCCTGCTTTACATTCCAGTTTCTGGGCAAATCGATGAGCTTTTATTTAAAACATCGTCTACTCCTCCCAGCGCAAATATATCGGTACATATTGCGATTTGGAATGTTGCCTCCACAGGACTTCCAGGAACATTTGTAGTCGGTGGAATTGTGAATTCCGGAACTGCCGCAAGCACTTTAATTACCCTAAGTGTTGCAAACACAACTTTAAATGTGGGTTTTTATTATATGTCTTTTACCCCAGCAGCAAGCTTTGCCGGGGCTTCGTTAGAGGCTATTAATCCGGGATCGGCCGGAATATACTCATCAATTTTCGGTAAAACTGATCTTAGCGCAGCAGCCCTTATCCCTACCTACACTACGGCTACTGCCTATAATCAAACAACTCACGAGACCTTTACTTATTCTGCCGTTCCGTTTATAAACACAGGAGTGCGTTACGTATAAAGGAGAACTAAATGAGCTGCGATTGTAATACACTTGTTGTTGGAGAAGCCGGGCCCCAAGGACCTCAGGGTCTTGCTGGTATTAACGGCACGAATGGTACCAACGGGATCAATGCCTTTACCACCGTAATAGCCCCAGCTCAAAATCAACCACCTATTGGCACTACAGTTACTTTTTACGTAGCCGAAAATAGATGGATGGCTATAGGTCAAACAATCTACATAGAAGAAGCAGGATTTTATCGAGTAACAGTCCTTGATCCTAATTCTCCTTACAGTCAAGTAACTGCTGAGTTGTTGAATTTCGATGGAATCAACCAAGGAGATTCTATTCCAGTAGGTTTAAAAGTCTCTCCCTCATCCGCGGTGTCTTTGACAAACGGGATTTTTGATGATTTGGCAGTAAGCGAGGGTGGGCTTTCTAACTTAGATGGACCAGTTGTAATTAATGAGAGTGGGAATAATTCCAACTTTAGAGTTGAGGGCGACAACGACACACATCTATTATTTTGCGATGCTAACGGAGGGACAAATGGGAGAGTCGGCATTTCAACCGATCAACCAGAAACAACTCTACACGTAGACGGAACCTTTAAAGTCGGGATTGACGCCGCGCCCGGTTCTTCTTCTTTCATTGGCCCAGCTACTTTCAATACTTCCCAACTTGCTGCAAGTGATTTTTCTGTAAAAGGTCAAGTTACAGCAGAAACATTTTTTGTCGACGTAAGCGAAAGTAGAGTTGGAATTGGAACTTATACTCCAACTAGACTTTTAGATGTAGCCGGATCCGCTCAAGCTATTTCTTTTGTAGTCAATCCTGGCGGAGTTGCCTCCCCCTCCGCAGCAACTTTCCGTGTTAACGGAACAAATTCAACTGTTCCTATTTATGTAAAATCTCTAACTACTCCTTCAATAGTTAACGCAGTTGGAATTTTTAATACTAACCCAACAGCCTCATTGGATGTAACTGGAACAGCAGCAATTAGTGGGGCCACAACTGTAGGCGGAGCTTTGGGTGTAACTGGAGTTGTTTCACTAGCTGGCGCTCTAAACGTAACCGGAGCAACAGCCCTGTCTAGTACTTTAAGCGTAGGCGGAGCAACTTCGTTGAGCAGCACTTTGACGGTTGGAGGGGCAACAAGTCTATCTACCACCCTAAGCGTAACCGGGGCAGTTTCGTTGACTAGCACTTTAGCAGTTAATGGAGCGACGACTCTTACTGGAAATACAACTATTGGTGGCGATGTAGTTGCAGTAAATGTAAGCAGTAATCGAGTCGGTATTAATAATAGCTCCCCGGATTACGCTCTAGATGTATTCGGAGATACTAAGATTGCAGCCACTGAATTTGGATACGACTTTGTGGTTAATACAACTAACCATCGTGTTGGCATCAATGTAGCTTCCCCAACAGTTGCCCTAGATGTATCTGGGGCTACTAATATTAGCGGGAATACAACCATTGGTTCCAGTGCGCTCAAAGTAAATTCCTCCAGCGGACGGGTTGGCATCAATAACGCTAACCCAGCAGCTGCGCTAGATGTAGTCGGAGAGACTAGAATATCTGAAAATCTTGTTGTCAACACAGATGATTTTGTGGTTGATGCATACAATAGTTTCGTCGGCATCAATATAGCCTCTCCAACAGTTGCCCTAGATGTAGTTGGTGAGACTAAAATCAGTTCGAACCTTTCTGTCAACACAGATGACTTTGTAGTCAACGCAAGCAATCATAGGGTTGGCATCAATATAGCCTCTCCAACAGTTGCCCTAGATGTAAGTGGTTCTGTAAAAGCTACCGATTATAGAATTAGTACTGGAAGCGGTGCTGCAAAACTTACTGGTTTTTATTTTGCTTCCACCACAATTGCATCCATCGCAAGTATCTCGGCCGGAGCTACTGATGCTTCGTCTGTAATTACTGTAAGCGGAGCAGCTTTAGGAGATTTTGTTCAAGTAACGTATGGCGGTTCACTACCAGTAACCGATTTTAAAAACATCGTAACTGTATCAGGATATGTGTCCGCAGCTGATGAAGTAACTATTCTTTTGGCTAATAATAGTGCTGGCGCGACAACCGCCCAAACAGATCTTCCTTTTAATATCCTAGTAACACGCGCCGCGGCGTCATGATCAAAGATCAAAACCGTCTGGTGGAGGGAGTCGTCTCTTTCATCGGAGGAGCGAACTCTAGTGTAGACGCAGCTTTACTATCAGCTACGCAATATTCATGGGCTGAAAATATAGTTGTGCGTGGCGGGTACCCTAAATCCCGCCCCGGCTTTAAATTCATAAAAGCAATACCAAATGGAGTCATTCAAGGAGCATCTTATTACCAGAATAATTCAGTTGAGGAATTAGTGTCTTTAATTGACGGGCGACTATATAGTCTTCGTCCGACAGACCCATCGGGAGCAGCTCTTGATATTACACCAGCCGGAGAAGTAAATAATTATATATCAAGAAGAGCCTCTTTTGCCGTCGCCAATAATTTTCTTGTTATTCAGGATGGTGTGAGTTCCCCTATAGTGTACAGCGGGGCAAGTTCATTCCGATCAAGGAATATTTTACAAGAACTAGAATCTTTTATAGAGTTACAAACTGCTATTGGAGCAAATAATCCACGAGTTAACGTGTCCTCCACGGCAGGATTGTTTCCAGGAATGCTAGTACAAGCATCAAGAGGAATCACACCTGGCACAGTAATTGTTTCGGTTGACTCTAGTTCTCAAGTAACACTCAGCAATAACTGTACACTAACAGCTATAGCAACCGCAAAATTCTTTCCACCCGGCCCCTTGCAGTTAAATGTGTCTATCCCAATCGGACCGATTATGGCGTTTGGTAACGGAAGACTTTGGGTTGCCAACGGAAATCAATTGTTCGCTGGGGATTTAACCGGAAGTTATTCCGGGGCTGAAATCAGATTCTCTGAAACTCAATATCTTACTGGTGGAGGGAGCTTCTCTTTTGATTCCGAAATTACTGGACTTTCATTCCTACCAGGATCTGACACATCAACCGGCCAGGGGGATCTAATTGTATTTACACGAGAACAAGTCAACGCAGTTCGATCTAATGTTTTTGATAGAGCTCAATGGCAAAGCACCCCCGGGATGCAAAGAAGAATATTTTTAAATGGTGGAGCAGAGAGTCCAGATTCTATGGTTGTTACAAACAACGATGTTTATTTTCGCTCTTTAGACGGAATTCGATCTTTCCTGCAAACTATGCAAGAAACAAAGGTGGCGAATGTTACTTTAGTAGACAGCGTAGAGGCAGATCGAGTCATTAATTTTGACACTGAACGGTGGGTAAAATATTCTCCAGCAACTTATTTTGACTATCGAGCTCTCTATGGGTGTGCCCCTAAAATTCAAAAAATTAACGGAAGTTTAACTTCTTTTAATACTGTTTTTACAAAGTTAGTTAGCCAGGATTTTAATCCAGGATCCTATCAAGGGAATTATCCACCATCTTATGACGGGGAGTGGACGGGACTTCAGGTATGCAAGATGGCAGTTGGTGTTTTTGACGGAGTCAAAAGATGCTTTGCCCTTGTTTGTGGATCTGACGGGAATAATGCTTTATATGAAATTACTTATGACGATTATTCCGATACCATCCCAAATGGAGAGTCCACAATATCTCTGCCAATTCAATCCTACGTTGAATTAAGAAGACTACCCTTTGAGACTCCTTTTGAAATCAAAGAGTTAGTCCGAGCAGATTTAGCCTTTTCAGAAATTTACGGAGATGTAAGCTGGACTTTTGAATTCTCCCCGGATTATTACCCAACATTTTTCCCAGTCCAATCTGGGCAAATCTCTTTCCAAACTGAGACACAATCTTTTGAGGGGTGTGCTCCTTCCGAATTGGCTCTCGGGTATTATAATGTAAGAACAGTAAAACCTTCCGATTCTTGTGTGACGGGTATTGGTCGAAAAGCCCGTTTTGGATATCTATTCCAGCCAAAAATTTCCTGGACCGGGCACGCAAAATTATCTGTGTTTCGCCTTCACGCATCCAGAAAAGACGTAAGCGATTTGGGAGAGTGTTGATTTATGTCGGAACGAATTGAGTATAGCGGAAATCCGTTACCAGCTGGACTGCCGGGCTTTGGGGGCGGGACCGTAGCAGTCGTTGAGTTACCTGGAATTAGTTCCGCCTCACCACCAAATTTTGGGCCAACAAATGATCTATCAACTTCTTTAGCTCCATCACCCACCCCACCGGCTGGAAGCGATGGGCCGACCGATGAAGAAGTTTGCCCAGCGACCGTTCCACCTGACTCCACACAAACAGGGTGTAATTGTGAAACTTTTTTTAGCGACGGCCCCACAATTGTTAGTTTGGCTACCGGCCAAACATTTACTCCCCAAGAACTACAAGTTTGTATTGATGGGCAGCAAGTAACATGGTATGTATTAGCTTGCACAGAACCACCGTGTCGTAATAATAACTAGGAACCTATCACCATGAATGAGTATCCAATAACAACAGAGACAGTTCCAACAAATATTTGTTATCCACCTTCCGTCCAAGACCTCATTAATCTTATCGCTGAGTACTCCAAAGTGCATATAGAAGGCGACCCAGTTCAATATCTCGTTTCCAACCAGGCTATACCGTTGGATTCAAGTGCTGTTGTTTGGGTTCAAACCTCCTCTCCGCCCGGAGCAAATGAGTATGGGACACCCAAAGTAATTCGACTATATGTTAGCGGACAATGGAAAGAATTTGCTCCACTAAGACAGGGAGACGCCATTTTAGTCACAGCAGGATCCCAAATTGTCGCTCCGTGGGGTGAGCTAGGTTATACTTATAGTTTTCCAGCTGATACTGGATTAGGCGATTACACTCCCACTTTAACACCCGGCTCTACGCCAGATGGCTTGGCGTATAAAATATATGTCGGGTATTGGAGTTCCAGGAGTCCTTGACACAAAAAGCCAAGCCGTTAATCTAAATAAGCTATGGCCGTATATTCAATAACTGCTGCTACTGTGCCAGCAAATACAGGATATCCAGCCAATCTTCAGGGTCTCTTACAGCTTTTAGAATCGTATCTATCGGTTGTATCTAGCAGCACGCTAAGTTCTATTGTTATATCTAGCACAACACCAGTACCTTCCGACAACAATAAGGTTTGGTTTCAAACAAATCCAGCCAACCCGGGGGAACCTCAATCAATACGATTGTTCTCAAACGGTTCGTGGCAGGAATTCACTCCTTTTTCTTTTGGCGATATTATCTTGACAGACGTGAATTCCGAGATTTCATCTCCATGGGGTGTTGGGAATACCGCTTACGTTGTTAACGGGATCAGCAAATTGACTCCGGTAACTCCGGTTCCACCCACAAATGGTAGGTACAAAGTTTACGTGGGGTACTACGAATGATCCGTCGTACTTACGGATCGGTCAAAGAACAACTGGCCCGCGTAACCCAGAATGGGATGTGCGCGGATAATCCTCAGTTGCTAGCCCGAACCAACGAAGCACAGGAACGTTTGCTAAATAAAGGTTTGTATGCTGGTACATACGCACGTTATTCCGTTTGTGTTTACGGAGGATGTATCACTCTTCCGCGCGAGTTTGAATCAATTCTTGGCTACAACTACTCTGGCGCTCCGGCGCAAGTTTACAACCAGTGGTATGAATTTATGGCGAATGGTCCGGGTATGTCTACAGTAGGAGCTTGGAGGCAACTACAAGATCGTGGATATGTTCCTTGTTTTCGTTCGATTGAAGCTCAAAAATATATCCGCGTATACACCGACCTGATTGAAGATTCCACTTCAACCATTTTGTTCCGCGGTTCTGACACCTATAACAACCGAATCCAGACAATTGAGAATGGGGTTTATATCGACGGCGAACGTTTGAACTTGAGTGCTGGCTCAGGTAATTCCAGCGTGTTGATTTCTGGATTTACTGGTTCCAATACTGATGGAAATTCTGTGTTTGCTTTTTTTACAACCGAAAATTCAAAGCCTAAGTATAGAAATCTTGAAGGTTGGATTATATCGAATAACGCATCTGTTTGGCGCGTTTTAAACGCATCTGGTACTCAAGTCGCAATTTCTTCTGGTAACAGTAATTATCCTTGGCAAGCAACCTTTACGCCAGCCCTAACGCTAACTGAACTCCCCCGCACCACAGTCAATGCTTTCCGCTCCATCGATGCCATAAACAAAAGCCCCACGAAAGGTTGGGTCCGCGTCTATGCAGTCGACCCAGTTACTGGTTCAGAATCCTGCATCGCTATTCTTGCCCCGAGCGAGACTTTGCCTCAATATCGACGCTACGCAATTCCTGGATTTGAAAGCGAAGAAGGCGCTACGGTTACCGTTTTGGCCAAGCGGAAGTTTATTCCCGTCGTAAGCGATGACGATGATTTGATTGTGACCAATCTTGGAGCTTTGAAGATGATGGCGATTGCCATTGAAAAAGAAGAAAACAATAACCTGGACGAGGCTGCCCTATATGAAGGCAAAGCTGTTGCCCTTCTACAAGAAGAATTGAGGGAAGTAGAAGGAGCAAACATAGGTAGACCTCAGATTCAAATGGAGATGTTCGCAATGGGAGAAATCCCGAACATGGCATAATTATGGCAAGTTATTCAAGACCAGCAGACAATAATTTCATGGGCTCTGGAAAATCGTATGAGCAGTATTCATACGAACGAGCTTTGGCAGAATCTAAGCGGCCGGGTAGCATGTCTTACGGAGAAATTCCGAGAAAGCCAGGTCAAGATTGGAATCAGTGGATGGCGGAGCAAGATGCATTCAATAAAACATATACAGGTTTTGGAATTCCAACTGCCCGCGCTGCGGCCACGCAAAGAGATAGAGGGACTGGTGGAACGCCGGCAACTACACCGAGAACTGGTGGGCTCAGTGGAGGAGGAGGAGGCGGCGGCGGAAGTATGATGCCCCAACAAGCCCAAACGCCCGCACCCACTGAGTACTATCTAGGACCCGCCCCCACACTACAAGAATTGCAGTTGGATTACGGGGAAATGGGAAGACGCGTCATGGAGGTAAACAAACCGTTTGAGCAACAATTTAGACAATTTAATCCTATGGCAGAAGCTGGCATCAGGGCTTTATCCCAAGCCGGCGCGACCGCCGCGACTGGACGAATTGGGAGGGATGAAATAAGCGAGGCTAGTAGAGCTGGTTCTGTAATTGGATTTGCAACTGGGCTTGGCGGTCGATCTGGAGCTGGACGAGCAAGAACTGCAAGGGATTTAGGGTTAAGTGTCCGCGAAGCTCAAATGCAGGGGGCTAATTTGTTAGCACAAGCAGGGCAGCTAACAGCACAGGCTATGGGAGCAATGACACCAGTTTCGCCAAATGAGATATTCTCAACCGCGGCAAACCAAGCTTCCATAAATCAGCAGATTGGGAATCAGAATCTTTTGAATGCTTGGCAAAGCAAACCATTGCCGGGTCAGTTTGATATTTCCAAGGGTCAGTATGTTGGATATCAACCCGGAACTTACTCTTCGACAAAACCCTTAACGCCCGATGAGCAGGCAAAAAAAGACGCTCAGACGGAGTTTGCGAGAAAGGCTCTAGAGGCTGGAAAACGCGCGGGATACAACGGCTATCATCCACGGTATGTTGGGCCTAGACTTCCTGGATATTAAGTTATGGCCACAGTCCAGGGAATAGATGGTAACACGTATTCTAAAAATGTAGGTGAGGGCGCGGCTGGGAGAGGTTGGACGAATACAGCGACGGGTGAAAAAGTTAGCGGTATCTCAACGGCTAGAACAGGAAATGCTGCCAAGTTAGGAGGAGGCTCCGGAATATCCTACGGCAGAGGAATTTCAGCTTCCGCAATTTGGCCCGAACCTCCGGCAGAGCCACCGATAGAATTTTATTTGGGTAAAGCCCCAACCTTAAAAGAATTGTCTTTGGACTATGGCGACATGGGAAAAAAAGCTTATGAAGCTAACGCTCCTTTTCGCCAACAGTTTCAAGAGATGAACCCAGACCTAGAGGCTGGCCTAAGGTCTTTATCAGCATCTGGAGCACAAATGGCTACAGGTCAACTTAGTCGAGACATGATTGGGGAAATTGGAAGAAGTACAGCTGCTGCTGGGTTTAGCGGGGGATTTGGGGGTAGATCTGGAATGGGCAGAAATTTATTAGCTCGGGACTTTGGTTTGAGTTCGTTGCGAGTAAAACAACAGGGTGCCAATTTATTGAGTCAAAGCGTTCAGATTTCATCGCAGGCCATGCAGGCCATGAACCAAATAGACCCGACCGCAGTATTTAGCACCGAGGCAAATCGGGCCAAGATTAATCTTGATATTCAAAACCAAAATCTTATGAATGAGTATCAATCCCAACCTTTGCCAGGACAGTTTGATATTAAGAAAGGAATGTACGTGGGTTATGAACCTGGAACTTATTCGAAACTTCGGCCCGACTCTCCCGATACAGCTGCTTGGAAAAAGAAAGAAAAAATCAGACAAAGCACTAATGCAATGTATGTGGGTGATAAACTGGCAGCAGAAAATAGAAGACGTTTAGAAAAAGGTGAAGCTTTTGTGGGCGAAGGAACAAGCGGAGCTGAGAAAACAAGAGACGCGGCTTGGAGACAATATAATGAAGTGCAAACAATAGGAGCTCGCCGTAAGGCGGTTAATTTCTAATCTTTTTATGTATACGCAAGGAAGCACTAGACATGGAATTTGGTATTGCTAGTATATCTGCTATATGGCCCTCTCCCCCAACGCCCCCGATTACATAAGTCAAGTCCGAGGGATTATCGGTGATCTTCGCGACAATTACTTAAAAAAGCAGCAGCTTTTCCAGCAGGACGAACAGGCTAAGGCGCAGCTTGGTTTGGGTTATGCCCAACTTGCAGCTCAACGCGAAAACTCCGCACGGCAAGCTCAACTTGAATCCCAAAGAATTCAAGCAGCAAGCATTGATAATGAACGTCAGTTGGAACAATATCGTTCTGGATTGGGTCAAAAAAGTTTTGAGAACGAGCTGGCTTATGGAAAGTTTCAATTAGATCAGCAGAAAGAGTTAGACAAGCTCGAGGAAAAAAGAATCCTAGAAGAAAAAGATAAAACAGCTGGAGCTCTAGAGCAAAAGTTTAGGATAGCCCAACTTTCAGGTGATCCCGCCAAAATATCTGCCGCGATGGAAGATATTTCTAATGCCAATATTGATCGTCTTCAACGCACAGCAATTTATGATAATGTCTACGGAGGAATTCAAAAGAACCGTGAACTTGCGCAAGCTGAACAAAATTTAAAAACAGCCACACCAGCCAGAGCATTGGGCGATCGGTTGAATCTACTTAACCCAAGGGACTATACTCCCGATCAATATGTTGCAGAAGTGGATAAAGTAGACAACGAATTTAGAGCTTTGAATAACACCGACCCAAGAGTCAACGAACCTTTTTCTAAAATCAGAATGGATGCACTGGGTAAGCTCGAAAAATATAGGCAGTCAGAAATTGGGCAAATGATGGATTCTTTCGAAGACCTTGCGGAACAAGGAAGACTTGAGCCCGAGTATCAAAAACAGTATGATGATTTAAAAAACAATCCAACAAAGTATACGACAAAAGCTGTGCAGGGTTTGGCTTTTAAACGCAATAAAGCCAACTCAATTGCCGAACTTGAGGCAATAGATCGCAGATTTGCCGGGATTTCTGAGAACCTTATAACTCAAAATCCCGGATTATCCATTACTAAAACCGATCCTCAAACTGGAGAATCCTACAGAACTTTTACTTACGAAAGTCCAGATTTAACTCCGAGAGAAGGTTATAACGCAACTATCGATCCAGATACGGGTCTGCTTACAAAAGCAGCCCAAGACAGAATCAAAAAGTGGGAAGATGAAGTAACTTCTCCAAACTTCCTATACGGCCAAGTTCCATTGATTCGACAGTTCCAGACGCAACAACTTCAGGCCGGAGCTCCCGCTGCAGCCCCCACAGATAAAGCTAAAAAAGAAACAACTCAAGCAGCAGCGCTCCCATTCCGAACTAAAAGCTCGTTTGAAGGGGCTCGTCCAGGAACTACCACTATACCAGTAGCGTCAAAAAATAAACCTATTCAAATCTCTGACTCCACTCTAGCCACGATAGCCGAAGCATATCGCCGAGACCCGAATGCCGTTATCTACGGCAGACCAGCCCGAGAGATTTTGGCAACCCTAAAAGCCCGGGGGTACACCATCCCTGGGGTCGATCTTCCCTCCAGCGTGGTATCCCCGGGAGCAGTTGAAGACTCAGGACAAAATCGTTGACGAACGGCTGAATAATCCCTTGAATTATAGCAGCCATGGCGGATCCATTTAACCCCGAGACAGAGCTTGATCTAGCTAGTCTCCCCGAGGGTGAGCAACAAGCTATTGATGCTTTGTTTGCTCCTTCCGGAACTACCCCTGAGGAGGAAATTAACTCCCTATTTTCAGCTCCGCCCACTAACTTGGCGCAGGCTCAGAATTTAATTGCTCTTAGGGATGATCCGAAATCAACCGACCTTATAGGTGGGCTGGCCACGCGATTTAAGGAAAAGAAACTTCCATTTAATACCCAGGCTTGGGAAGACGTTCAGAACAACGTCCGTAACTATTCGCTTGAGTCCAGCCAAAAGATTCTTGACGCAGAGAAAAAAGGTGATTGGGGCGAGCTGACTAAACTCTCGCTTCTCGGTGTTGGCAAAACCATTGGAGCCTACTTGCAAGGCGGGCTCGGGATTACCAATGAAGAGGCGGAAGCAACGCAACAAAGCTTTGCGGCTAGAAATTATATTGGGACAATCACCGACCCAGCCAAAGCGGCAAAAGCTTTGGAGTTGGCCCCCTTTTTTGAAGATGAATTAAACAGCGGAAAATCAATTGTTTCTAAGGATGAGAAGCCTGCAATGGCTTTTGGTACGGGGCCACTCACTGCCAAGCTCGGAATGAATCTGCCGATGGCAGAGAATTATTTTCGCGATCTTGAAAGTGACAAATCAAAGAAATTAGGATCGGCTAGTCTTCGAAACTTTGCGATTCAATCTGGTGATGCTTTCCTACCATTCGTATCTATCGGAGATATTATAGTAGACGAAAACGATCCCGAGCAGGTTGCCCGTCGGGCCGCTCTTACAAACGCGATCAACAATACAATTCAAAAAGATTACATGACCGGGACTCTTGCCGGGGCAGCCCTCGGATCCGTGGGTTCGTTTATCGGAGTTGGCGCCGGCGCCACAAAGCTATTGGGTAAAGCTGGCCAGATTGCAGATCAAGCTATCAAAGTTCCAACCGTTCTTTCCAGAGGTGCAACGTATGCGACTATCGGGGCATCGCAATCTTTCGAGGGCGACCCGCGGAATCTAACCGTACCCCAGCGTTTGTCATCCATATTCAGCGAGAGTGCCGTTCTGGGTTTAGCCGAAGGAGCTGGAAACAAATTAGAAAACTCGATTGATAATGCCCTAGCCAATCATGCAGCTGCAAAAGCCTTGGCCACAAAAATTCCTGCTTTGGCCCCTTTGGTTGGTAGCACGGGCAGAGTGGTGGGAACTACTCTCGGAGAAACTGCATCTGAAGAAATCGAAGCCGTTCTGCGGGGGCAAGATCCCGTAGAACCTTTGCTCCAAAACTTGGCCGTGTCTGGTGGTATCGGACTTGGAATGGCAATCCCTGGAGTTATAGGGGCAGCGTCTATCGCAAATCGTCGAGCCAAAATATATAAACTGGCAGATGATCGGTTTGCAAAATCTTTAGAACAAACAGTATCAAGTATTAAAGTTGATCCAAATCTTAATGACCAACAAAAGATGGAGCAAATGGCTCAACTCCGAGAGTCTTTGACATCTCCAAAAGCCCAGTCCCTTTTTGATGCTGTCAATGTTCGCTCTTCTCTTGATACGGTAACCACTCCCGAGACAACAAAGGTAGCAGACGAAGCAGTAGAATCCGCGAAGCAAGGATCGGTTGAATCCATGCTGACACAGGAGATTTCAAAAGCAGAGGGGCAGATTGGTATTCCAGCAACGATTGAAACCAGAGCTCCTGAAACCGAAGAGGAAAAGCTTTCAGCACTCAATGAGTTGATTGGTGTTTTTGAGAAAGGTGCCACGACCATTAACCTTTCTAATACACCAGAGAATGCTTCGAAGATTCAATGGCTTGAGAGTCAGGGTCGCGTAATTGGTGAATTGTCCGAAGACGGAAAAACCTATTCTGTAACGAATGTAAAAACTGACGCTGGCAATTGGATGAACGGGATTCCTGCGATTGAATTTAAGCAAGAGTTAAAAGATCAGTTTATTCTGCGTGCGGAAGAGATTGGTCTTGAGACCGACGAGATTGACCAAATGAATTCCGAGTTGGAGAAAGCCGGAACAGACGATGCCATCGAAGAAGTTGCTAGAAAATATCTCGGCCCAACCGATTATGAAGTCGCCTTGGAAAGCCAACTGGCTAAAAGCCAAGAGCTGATTGAGCAAGAGAAACCAGCAGAGATCAATGCGAAAAGACTTCAAGATCAAATCAATGTTCTCGAAAATAAAATAAAGGAAGCTCCGGCAGATGAAGCCGTCGCCATGCAGGAACAGCTTGCAAGGCTTCAGGCAATGCAGGTTGAGGGACAGGCTGCTCGTTTAGTGCGTGGTGAAGAATCGGTATCTAAACTAGTTCAGCAATTTGAAAACGAAGCTACGAAAGAAGCCAGAACCGGAAAGCTGGCCCCCGAATTGGAAGCCCGTCCCGACATCGTTCTTCCGATCAACAACCCCGAAAGCGAGTCTTTCCAGAAGTATCAAAAGCTAGAGCCAGACCCTCGAGAGAATTCAAAGGAAGCTCTCGGCGCAGTATTTAATTTAAAGAATCCCGCGACAATCGAGTTGCTCCAAAGTCTTGGTGCGATCGACGAGAACGGTCGCAACATAATGACCCCAGCAGAAACCGTTATGGCTTACGTAAACCGTAAGAGATCTTATTTGCAGAGCAAGTCGCTAGCTGGATATCAAAAATATAATATTGCAGATGAAGTATCTGCCGCAACCATCAACAGCTTTTTATATGAACTCAGACAAGGCAAGAATAATCTCTCCTTAAGCACAATTTTTAATAGCCGACTTCGGGACTTTATCCGCAGGGCTGTTCCTCGGATGCGCGCTGGAGTTGGTCTTGGCGCGGCCGTTAGCCTTGAGACTCCCGGTCTTCGTGTTAATGCAGTCGATGCTGACACGCTGGCCGAGGAACAAGGAATCAATCCCGCCGTCGCCGGAGCGATCAATGAAGCCCTCGACCAGATTGATGCAACAGAAGTGGATAACCAAGTTGCCAATCCTTCTGACGTTCCTTCGCCAGCCCAGAGGCAGGAAGCTCTTTCCATTCTTGCCCAGAATCTTCAAGCACCTTTTAGGCAATCGCTAGGAACTGAAGCCGAGAAACTCGCGTTTGACTCCGTGACTTCCGGTAAAGGAGTTACAGCCCAAGATGCCGCTAAGATTGGAACTACTGTCGACAACATCAATGCATTGAAGCCGGCGGTTCAGCAGAAGTTTGTTTCTGCGTTACAGGCTGAATACCGCAAGAATCAGGAAGCTGGAACTCTTCCAGTTCGAGAGGTCGTGGAACCAGAAGGAATTGTCCGAGAGGGAAGTCTAACTGCTAAACAAATCCAGCCAGCAATCGAACGCTTCCGAAAACTACAGGCCGATGATTTCTTTGACGACGTAGAGCTTGCCTCCGCCAAAGCATTGCTCGAACAAACCCAAAGTACCCGCTCCGTTAATATTCTTCGGGCTTTTGAAGGATATATGGATTCCGTAGTTGAGTCTAAACTTTCTCCTGAGGGTATCACTGAACTGGCTGAAGCGGTCGACAGCAATCTTAAGACTGCCCTCGATGACGGAAACATTTCAAAAGCTCAGTCCGATGACTATGTCGACAAATTAAACAAACTTGCGGAGCCTTATCTGGCTTCTCAAACAATGGAAGAGGGACCGGCAAAGAACAATATTGCCGCCACCTTCCGATCAAATCTGCTAAAGGTCAACGACCAGATTCTGGCCGATAGCGGAATTACCACCAACGAGGAAGGAACATATGAAGAACCAACAACTAAACCAACCCCCAAGCCAAAAGCCAAAACAGCCGATGATCGACGTGAGGAAGCTCGCCAGAAACTCGCGGAAATCGAAGCCAAACGTGCTGCCACCACAAAGCGAGTTTCTCAAGAAACCGTTCCCGTTAAGCGGGAAGAAGTGGGACGAGCTGTTGCAGGTGGGGCAACCGGAGTCGGGAGACCTGGAGCTGAACGCGCTCGTGGCGTCCCCATCCCCAAGTCCTTCGTCGAATCCCGCAACCAGCTAGGCAAACCTTACAGCGAGAAAGTTCTAGATCCGATCGGATCGGAAACCACTAGCCTCTTATCTCCAGAGCAAAAGCAAGATGCGGCGGCGGCCATCACCACGATGGAAAGCTCCAAGCATAAAGCTTTTTACTTGGCTAATGGTCCTGGAACTGGCAAGACCCGAGTGTTGTTGGCGGCAGCCAAATACTATCTCAACAAAGGATTTAATGTATTTTATTTGACGGCTCCCGATGCCGTTACCCCGAACTGGGATCTCAACACAATCGGCGGTTCGATTGAGAAAGATGCCGGACTGATGGGCGTTCCGATTGCGGCTCGTGGTGGTAAGGGTGAGAGTGGTCGCGGTCTTCCGATTGAGAATGTGCCAGGAAAAGTTGTCGTCTCCACTTACACCTCGCAGTACTTGGAAAAGATTCTTCCATTAGTGGATGCAAAGACAGTTGTTATTTTTGACGAACAGCACTCCGGACGAAACCTGCATAAAGCAATCCAAGAAGGTAAGAGCCGTGCCTGGTCGATCCTGATGAATGAGATTTCACAGAAAGCCGGTCGAGTACTGATGGCTTCTGGAACTCCGTTTGAGACACCCGATCAGCTTCTCTCGCTTGGACGACTTGGTATCTTCGACACCGAGTCTCCCGATGCCTTGATCAAAAGACTTGGATTTGAGAAGCAATACCTCCGGGGTGGAAAGAAATCTTACTGGACATTATCGCCCGGAGTTACCGAAGCAGAGATGCAAGATCGTCTCGAAGCGTATCTCGATGGACTCGTAAAGAATGGAATCCTACGTTCCCGATCCCTCAAATTGGATGGTGTGAATGTAGAGTTCCAAGATGTTCCGTTGGACTCTGCAATCATTAAGCAACTGGAAGATATCAAAAACATGTATGGTGGTGCGCAGAACACCGATATCGCATCATTACGCAAACTAGTAGCCGCGCAGAAGCGGGCGTTGGAAGAGTATAAAGTTGATGCCGCGGCCAAACGAGCCATCCAATCTATCCGCCAAGGTCGTAAGCCAGTTATCTATGTTGGATTTGTTTCTGAAACAAATGCCCGCGGGGAAACGGTTGACCCAACTTCAGCCGCGGTAGAGGCAGCGATCCTCCGCCTTGCTCCAGATCTCAAAATTGCAAGGATGTATACTGGTTCAGACCAGACTAAGGAACAAGCACTCGCGGCTTTCAATGAAAACGCAGCTGATGTTCTGATCGCCACGAAGGAGATGGGCGGAACCGGAATTGAGCTCGACGATAAGTTCGGCGACAAGCCTCGCGACATGATTATTATGTCGCCACCCGTCAGTGCGATCCAAGCCGTTCAGCTCATCTATAGGGTATGGCGTACTGACAGTGCCAGCCGACCCAATCTTATTTTCTTGGAGTCGAAAGCCGAAGTCGACCAACAGAACATCGACCGGATGCGTGCCAAACTTCGCTTGCTAGATGCCACTACTGGCGCCGGCTTTGAAGGGCTGAAGGCTGAAGTTGTCGCTCCGGTGAAGTCAACAGTCGAAGCAACTCCCGAACAAGTTTCTACTACAGAAGAGATTTTAAAATCAGCTCTTGGGAAAGACTATAACAATAATGTAATCACATTCCGAGATGCCAAGGGCCAAGCCCATAACTATAACGTAAAGATTGATCCAAACTTCACACACCCAATGGCTGTTGTCGTGGGATCAGATAATGATTCCGACGTTATAGTAATCAACCCCGCCCGGCTTGAAGAAGGAAAGAACAAGCTATCTCCTGATGCTTATAAGTCCTACATAACCCAAGCATTGCTGGAAGAAACTATCCACATAGAGACTTTACGATACTACCGAGAGCTTGGCCTTGATCCTATAGAGGAACTTACGGCGATCGGAGATTCACTATCTCAAGCATCTAGACTAGCTATTGGGAGATTATATTACTCATCGCTGGGATCTGATATAACAAATTCAGATACACAGGCAAAAATTAAAGCTCTTGCGAATGATTCCTTCTTTGTTGCCATGGAAGGAATTCGCCAGCTATCCCAGCTAAAATTAACTGGAGGCATCACCGAACAAGTTAACTCAGTAAATGCGAGCGACATTGCCCGGGCAACACAACGTCTCAAGGATATTTTAAAGTCGGAGAATAAATCTGTTCTTGCCAGACTTGGCGTGTGGTTTGACAGCATGGCTACAGTGGTCAAGCGTGGATTGGGGTTGGCTCCGAATGCCAAGGATCGCTTAGTGATGCGTCAAAGCATCGAAGACGCAATCTCCACACTTCGCAAAACATCAAAAGAATTTGTACAAGCTGGAGAAGCTCCAGCCGGACCCATCCCCGCTCCGGGAACTTCACCGACTGCGCCCCGTGCCGCGACCGTATTCGACTCATACGATCTTCGAATCTACCGCATGATTGAGAATCATCTGGAAGGTAGAACTGAAGGCGTGCTTGGGGTAACGGTTGCCGATGATTTATTTAAGACCGTAGGTGTGGAGGAGTGGTTAGACGCTCTGGATATTAGCCGGCGCCGCGGGATTATCACAGCTGACGAGCGAGATCTTTTCCGTTCCGCAACGCAAGCCGTGATGGACGGAGGCCGGGCAAGTCTCCCAGCGATCGCCAATAAAGCCCTTGAGCTGGCCGAGAACATGGAAGAAGCTGGAAGATCACTACCCGTCGCAGCTTTTGTGGCAACTTCTGCACCGGCCGAAGTAACCAGCAACGAACAAAGTTTTGAAGTCCAACCAACTCAGCAGAAGTATCGAGTTAAGATTCCAGGCAACATAGCTGTTGCGACCACAGCTTCCTCGGAAGCAAAAGCTACGGCTAATGCTGTCATCCGATTGTTTGAAAACCAGGAAGTAGTTAACTACAACGGCCAACGCTATTCTAGCCCAGGCGCCTTGATTGCCGCTCTCCGCGATGCTGGATATAACAAGTTCTCCAAGGTTATCGCTCCAGCGCCAGCCCCTGAAATGAAAACAAAAGTTTCATTATCTAATCTTTTGAACCTAGAGAAAAATAATGAGTTGGCCTATCACGGAACAAGCTTAGACCAGATCACTTCTTTACTTGGCGGAATTAGACCAGAGACAAATTTCAGTCCAGACTTTAATGGCCAAGCGTTTGGTGGTGGAGTCGTTCTCGTTTACCCAAAGAATCAATTACCTCTAGATAAAAAATCCTATCAAAACGACTTAGTATTGACAGAAGGAAGTGCTACTCAGCCAATAGCTGCAATGCTAGACGTGGCAAATTTTGAAGGTTCTGAAGCTCGTCGTTCGTACTCTGACGTAATGGAAGACATTGCAAATCTACCCAAAGAAGATTCGGGCATAGCGATGGACCTGTATACCGCTCTTGATTTAGGCGATAGAATAAAAGTCGCACAGATTAGAGATGATATTCGAGGCAACCCAGCGGCTATTGAACGACAGATTAGGGATATGCGAATCAAAGAGTTTAAAGGAAAATATTATTTGCCGAGCGGCGAACAAATTCTATCACTCCCAAAAGCCCAGCCAAAACCAAATGCAGAAGTAATCAATCGTTTGGCTGTTGAACTATCGAAGGCTTCCGATGAAGCCACGCCGGGTGTTTCTCAAGAAGAAGCAATAAACAACGCCGTGGCGGCCGTACCTAATGCTCTTCCTGTATTTACCTACGAACTCTCTGATTCCGGGCAAGTAACGAATGTAAAAATGGTTCGAGCTGGTGCACCAATGGCAATACCAGCTCCCGAGATCCGTGAGAGCCGAGCCATAAAGAATATCGTCACGCAGTTCGTCGACGTTCTTCCCGAAGGCAAGATAAAGGACAGGCTTCTAGATGCCTGGTACTATCAGTCCATTCCACGCGAACAACAATTTGCTGATGCTAAATCTTACATCGCAACAAACGGCGTTCAGAATTCTCTTAATGCTTTCTTGAGCGGCAACATCAAAAGTTCTTTGCCGTTGCAGGGTGCGATTGGGTTTGAGTTAGCCAATGCTCTTGGCGCGAAAGCTAAGACAGACCTGTACGCCAGAGAACAGTTGGCAGAGGTAATGCTCCTATTGAGCAGGAAGTATGGCACTGAACCCGGGCGTACCGTTGATCTCTGGAATGCGTTAGGAGAACTCTCCAACAATCCAGAAGCCATGAAGATGTACATCAGCAGACAAATTGATTCGTCGATTCGAGGAAGGCTGACAGGCTTTGCGGAAGAAGAGAGCGAGATATCCTCCGGTCTTGTTGACTCAACTCGTAGAGCTGTCGATAAACTAACGACGGATAAAAAGACAAAGTCGACCATTGAAAAGATTGCGAAACTTGTAGAGCTCAATAAGAAGCAAGCAACTGTTGCCGAACTCGAAGCGGCAGTAGCAGAATATGTTGGTAGTGAGCAGGCACTGGCGGATGGATCGGCATTCCTTGGGGCAGATCTAGCCGCTGCCCCTGAGGTTGAAGGAAGTGACGCTGACGGTATTCGACTTAACCCAGAACAAACTGGCGCACTGAGCCGAATGATTCTTGAGATTATTCAACGTTCAGAAAACCCTAGCGTGACAGCCGCTTCCGAGGATCAAATCAAAAGCTTGCTGATGCTCACCCCAGCCCTGCGGGATGCAAAAAATCAAGAGAATGTTCGACGCAAACTCGATCTTTATTTTGACGCGGCTTTGACTAACGCTCTTGAAATTTTCTCAGCTCAAGCTCTTGGTGAGGCCCGCGCCCGTGAAGGCATTCAACCCCCGGCAACCCGCGGTGAAGCAATTCGTCGGGTGATTGACGCCAAGGCTAAAGCCAAAGACCAAGCCCCCGTCGCAATCCCCACCGAAGCTACTTCGAGACTTGAAGCTTTGGCGGAGGCTTCAGCAGAAGCTTTGCAAAAGCAGGCGGCCCGCCTTCAGGAAGAACCCAAGAAGAAGGATCAATTGGAGGAGTTTGCTGCCCGTATTCGTAGGCTGATCGCGCAGAGAACAAAAGAACAGGGCGGTCTTCAGCCTACCTATACCCCAGAGCCGAAGCCGACCGAAGCCGAAGTTCTTCGTGACAGAATTGAGAAGTACCCAGATGTCATGGAGTTTATTGACAATGTACGTGACTCCCTGAAAGAAGTTTATAGCGAAGAAGAACTCGCTGGACTTGAGCCTTTCATCGACGAAGCCTTTGGCCGCCCCTTTACCGTCTCGAGCTTGAAGCAGGCAGTTCGATCCCTTGAATCAATCGGGGGACCTCAAACAAATGTTCGTGGTCTCATACGATCGAGTAAGGGTGACATCATGGATTTTGAAAATAAAATGGGCGCGTTGCTCACCCAGAACACAACTCTTGACGAAGCACAGAAGAAAGAAGTGACCGACTTCCTACGAGAAGGATTAACAGAGCTTATCTCCAACGAGCGTAAACTAGAACTCGAAAGAATTAAGAAAAGGTTCGAAGCAAAGAAAGAACGTAAAACCAGGAAGATGCGTTCAGCTCTGGATAGATTAATCGAGGCGACTAACCTTGGAGTTTTAACCGACAGCGAAGTCTTCGCACAGATGCATTCTCAACTTGGGTTGCCTGAGTTGAGAGAGGAAGAACGCAAGAAGCTCAATAAGTTAATTGAAGACCTGCCCCTCTATCCGGTCGGAATGATTCGAAACAAAAAGATTTCTGAAATGTATCAGTATGTAAAGCTGGTCTCGCCCCAAGTGTGGGGAGAGTTGCTTGTCAACTATCAAACCTCTAACTTGCTGGCGGGAGTCGGAACGATCGGTATCAATGCTTGGTCTTCGTCGATGAGCAATCAGCTCAACGCCGCACTTCTTGCGGCAGTTGGTGCGATGAAAGGGGTTCGCGGGGACAAGGCAAGGGCTAAAGGCTACATAGATGCTGCAAAAGCCCTTAACTCATCTATTTTAGTGGGGGAAAAGCCAGCATTAAACGCGGCTGCAAATGTATTCTTTAATGGGGATTATTCAAATATTCAAGATGCTTTGACCCAAGAGCTGGGTGGAGTTAATATCTGGGAAGCAATTGTAAAACAAGGGGAAGATTACCGAGCGGGTAAACCGGGGGCTGTTCAGCCCGAGCTTCCTGTAAATGTATTTGGTGAAGAGTACCGAATTCCGCTAGATTCTAAATATCTTAGCAGTAAGTATGGAGCTCTTGCCCCATTCATTTTCTTCGGTCGAGCCATGGCGGCTGGTGACGCGATCAATAAAATTTCTTCCCGAAAAATGTACGAGATTGCGGAAGCTACTAACATTGCAATCGCGCAAGGTCTCCAGACAAACGATGAGATTGAAACAGAAGTTGCCCGCCTTTTAAATCAAAGTCCTGAAGCCAGAAAGCGTGCGGAGGCCAAAGCCGCCTCGGAGGCTAAGGAATTTAATTTAACGCCCGAACAGCAATCGTTACGGGTAGAAGAAATTCTCGAGCAGGGTAGACCAGACGAAGAGAGCGTTAAAAATTTGACGGAAAAAGCAAAAACATTCGCAGCGCAATCAACATATACAAACAATTTTGAAGGCTGGTTTGGGTTGCTGGCCGATGGCCTGACAAGTATCTCTGCCAAGGCATGGCCATTAAGGCTGTTTATTAAGTTCTTAAAAACTGGATCAAGCTTGGCAAACGAAGTTTTAAATTTTCTCCCCGCAATATCCACCATCAGGTTATATCGCGGTTCCGCAGCCATGTTGAAGGACACCAAATACTATCGTCCTCCACCTGTTCCCGGAACAGTTGAGCATGATCTTATGCTTGGAAAAATGAATGCCGGGTATGCCGTTACCATTGGTCTTTTATTTCTCCTTAAGGATGCTATGGGTGGAGAGGATGACCCATACTTTAATATCCATTTCAAAGGACCAGCGGATCCAGCTCAACGCGAAGCTTTCTTTGCTGCCGGAGGCAAACTTCGATCCATCCAGCTAGGAAGATTCAGTGAGGGTAAACCAAGCTTCTTTAGTTTTGAGGGTTTCCCCGTTGGATTGTCCGGACCTCTGCTTCTAGCTGGGGCTATTACGGAATCTATTCGATACGAGAAACGATCCGTGGCGGAGTCCATTCTACTCGGTGGGGCGACCGGTGCGCTTCTCGCTATGTATGGAATTCTAGATATGGCGGCTCTATCTGGCATACGTCAGATTATGTCTCTCACTTCTCCCGGCGTTGGCCAACGAGACGCAAAAGGAATCATGACCAACCTAAGTAAAACCATGGGTAATGTTGCGGGAGGTTTGATACCGGGTTATGCAACTCTTCGAGATTTTGAGCAAGTATTCAATGGTATATATGGTTCGCCATCCGCTCGCCCGTATCAAGAAAATTTTCTATCTACGTTCGCTCAGTCCGTTCCTTTCGCCTCAAAGGTTGGTAGACCTGACCTTGATTTCCTTGGCGGAAACACAAAGACACAAGTAGCAAATACTATTCCCTTCTTACGTCGACTCACAACTACGGGAGTTGACTCTAAAGCTTATGACAATGGGGATAGAACCCCACAGGCAATTCACGATAAGCTTATTTCCATGTTCGCCTCCAAGCGTTCTTCCTTAGATTGGGATGCTGGCCCGCTTAAAGATTTTGCTATGGTGGAAATGATCCAAGATGCGCAATCCAAGGGAGATCAGTTGACCGCCGATGATTTCTATAACTTAAAACGAGAACTCTCAACGGATGAGAAGTACGAATGGATGATGAGGGCCGGACCTATTATTCAAGAACAGCTCTCACAGCTTATCCCGCAGCTAGAAACAATGAGTCCAGGGCAGTTCAGGGAAGTCACACGATCAGTTGTAAACCCAATCAAAAAAGCAATTCTATATCAAGTTCTTCTAGAAAAGAATCAAGAGGGTATCTTGTTTCCAGAAAGACAGTAAGTAGACTTTTGTTATGCCACTAGGAAAAGCTAGCATGCCCTGCAATCAGCCTCGGCCTAGCACAAGGCCAGGCAAGAAGCGTATGGTTAAAGCCTGTGAGAACGGGCAGGAAAAACTTGTACACTTTGGGGCCAAAGGATACGGCCACAACTACTCGGCCGCCGCACGCAAATCCTTTCGGGCCCGCCATAACTGCGAAAATCCAGGAACTAAATTGAGCGCTCGTTACTGGGCTTGCAAAAATCTATGGGCTGGCCCAGGAGGATCTACTCAGTCTAGCCCATCTAATCGGAAGGGGAAATACTAAGATGCCACTTGGAAAAAAGAAAGCTAGTGACGCCTGCACCCGCAAGGTGAAAGCTCGTTATACTGTTTGGCCTTCGGCTTATGCCAGTGGCGCGCTCGTCAAATGTCGTAAAGTGGGGGCAGCTAATTGGGGTAACAAGGGGAAAAAATAATGGCCTTTGACCTTGAGAAGAAGAAAGGTCTACACGGCTGGTTCTCCCGCAACAAAGGTAAGGGTTGGATTAACTGTAAGACTGGAGGTCCGTGCGGAAGAGAATCAGCGGATAGCGGTGGCAGTTACCCAGCCTGCCGGCCCACCAAGTCGATGTGCAATTCGTCGGCAAAGAAAAAGACGAGCTCAGAGCGTATAAGCTGGAAGAAAAAAACAGGGCTAGGCAAATGATTTTTTGGCCCATTATATTTTTTGTTGGGATCGTAATAACCCTAATTCTTTGGAGGCCAAGGGGTAGGACCGAATCGTGGACAGAGATGTCGGCCGAGGAAAAGTACCTGTTAGCAAACAAGATATTCTCCCGTGATCCACAAAACTTTAGGGACAAGGATTCGGATGGCGTTGAGGATGAACTTGAAAAGGGCTCTTGACCCCCAACCCCATACCCTATAACATAGTCCCATGCCTCTAGGAAAAAATGTATCTGCAAACATCAGCGAACTTTATGCTGATAATAAGAAAAAAGGTAAAGAGCGTGGAGCTAACGGCAAGGTTCGTCCCCGCGCCCAGATCATCGCCATTGCGTTAAGTGCGGCCGGAAAATCGAAAGGTAAATAATATGGACCTATCTAAACTATCAATGTCTGAATTGCAATCTCTTCAAAAACAGTTAGAGACACAGTTAAAAAGTAATTCAGCCAGAGAAATAGCTATAGCCGAGGCTATGAAAGCGGAACCTATGCAGCCACCAGCTCGGATGATGAGGCGGTTGCAAGAAGCAGTAGCGCAAATCCCTCGTTCTGAGAATGCCCCTGGAACTGGTAAATCTAGAACGATGATAGAGATGCTTAACAAGATGACGCCAGAAGCTCGCGCAGATGTTGTCGCCAGACCCGATGTAATGAAAAATATTGAAAGCAGTATTGCGAAATCTGCTCCATATGAAGTGGCAAAACAAACATTCCCAGAGCAAGAGGCTTTTAAAAAATACGCTAAGGAGTCTTTAAAAAAGACTTATGCCCCAATGGAAACACCTTACGGAAAAAGCCTTCTGTCCTATACGCCAGAAGGTAAGATTGCCGGGAAAACTGGGTCCATGCTTCGCGGGGTTGGCAGGGTGGCTGGTCCTCTCGGTGTAGCTCTGACTGCCCTTGATTTAGCCCAAGCCCTTGGCGAAGTTCAAGACAAAGGTGCGGCCAAGATTGCTGAAGATTATAAAAAATCTAAAATGGCCGAGAGTGAGGCCGATATCCTGACACCGGAAGCTGACCAGTTTAGGGAGAGTTTAAAATCTAGGAGAACCGAATTGGAGATCCTTCGCGCAGAGCTTGAGAGAAAGCGCAAAGAAGAAGAGAGAGCTAGAGAAAGGGAGAGTAGGGGGATGCAAAGGCAAGCTCGAGTTCGCGATACTTTAGAACAAACTGGGCTTATCCCGTAACTCATATCCTTCGACAGGATTATAAAATAATATGAAAAATTTTTCTATTAACCTAAGTCAAAAGAACGCAAAGATGCCGACTAACAAGTCGCCATCCCTTAAGGTTGATAAGAAAAAGCCTTACGTCATGCCCCAGCCTTCCAATAAAGGTCGGGGATTGGGTAAGTATTGATACCCCAGGCATAGTTTATGCCTGAATATTTTCCAGAAAATAACACTCCGCTCAAGACTGATACGAAAGTACTAGGCTCGTTGGATTGGGAAGAGATAAGCCGCTAGTTTTTATTCTTTACTTTTGGTAAAGAATACACAACATAATAAATATGAATAACTTTTTTAACAAAGAGCCTAATGATGAATTTAAGAATTTTATTGAATATGTAAAGGTAAAATGTAATCCGCTGTCAATGATCAGAGATGACAGATTTATTGCAAATGCACAGGCTATAGAATATATTCTAGATAGAAACATAGAAGGAGATATCATAGAGGTTGGGGTTTGGAAGGGCGGAAGTATTGTTTCAATGTTAATGACATTACAAAAAAATAATGCTTTAAATAGAAATATACATCTGTATGATACATTTTCTGGTATGACTCCGCATACAGATAAAGATTTCGATAGAGATAATCAAACCGCCGAGAGCCTAATCAATAGTAATCCATTTTGGTTGTGTATTTCTTCTTTAGATGAAGTAAAAAATAATATAAAAATAAACTCTAATTATCCAGAAGATCTAATAAAATATCATGTTGGGGATATTTGTAAAAATAAATATGTTCCAGAAAAAATAGCATTCTTAAGACTGGATACAGATTGGTATGAAAGCACCAAATGCGAATTAGAAATGTTTTATAATTCTGTAGTTTCTGGAGGAGTAATTATGCTTGATGATTATGGTCACTGGCAAGGCTGCAAAAGAGCCGTAGATGAATTTTTAAAAGATAAGCCCGATATTAAAATTATTAATATTGATTATACGGGTATTTTTTTCTTAAAGCCTTAATATAGTCGTTAGTTCTTGTGGTATAACGCCAGCTTGGCGACCTTATCAAGTAAGCCCTGGCGTGGTCGATGTGAGTGATCGATCAAGCTCTTAACTTTTTTCTTTTTATTTTTGGCCACGGATTTTTCTAAAACCGATAATCGGAACTTCGCTCCAGACTAAAGCAATGTGGAGCTCATTGTCTTCAAACCAAACATCTATCTCTGGATTATAGCCATCCTTTAATTTCTGGTGGAGGTCATGGAAAGCCTTGCGGGTAATAACCAGCTCTTCCGATTTACCATCGACCGCAGCAGCGGCGAGTAATACACGGAGGAACTGCTCGGATAGTTCGCCGAACTTTGCTTCTGCAAGCTTCTTGGGCACAATTCAATGCTGACTGGCAGGGTTGCCAAGTCAATATAGCTGGGACAAACTGGGGAAATGAGGAACACAAAGCGTGATATTATTTGGCTGACGTATCTGGTCACGCTTTCAATTATCAAAACTGTGTGTAT